TCGTTAATAAGCCTAAGTATCTATTAACAGATAATACTAAAATAAATGTTCTAAATCATAATGCAGATGCTGAATTTTCTGGAGAAATAAATGGGCTTAAAGTTGTAAATGCCTCCAACGCAACGTTAAAGTGTGACGGAAAAATAATTTATTCCTTAGAGGCGGCAACATACAATTCTAGCACAGACATATCTTACTCAATGTGCCCGACTGCACAAAGAAAAGATTGGTTCTTGAAGCTGGAGGGCATAGATATACCTCATCAAGAAAGAGATTTAGAGTATTACAACGAAAGGGAAGCCGAAGCCGAAAGACTGACTCAAAAAAGAGGAGCTAATACAGAATACAAAGGTACGAGATACAGATTTTCCAACATATTTAATACTAATCGATATGAACCTGAAAAAGAAAGATCTGGTTACGAGAGTATAGCCGAGCTTGATAGTAGATATATATATGGAGTAACTCTTTATGGCAACAAAAGGGGAGAAGAGAAAAAGATAGAATATGATGCTGACTTTACTGATTACGCTTTAAGTGGTTTGAAACTATCTTGGGATATGCCTCAGGATACCATAGCTTATTCCATGAACACCGGCCACGAGAGGCTAAGCTATTGCAAAGAGTTCGACGAAAGAAATGGTTTAGTCACGTTATCTGGCGTTGATAAAGATAGGATCTATGTAGTAGAAGACTTTGAAGAGACCTACTATAACTTCGTATACTCAGCAGTTAGGGGCGCTGGGACGGATGCTTACCCTTTTTATAAATACCTAAGTAAGCCGTTCGATACAGAAAATTTTGGGGAGTTGAGGTCTGTTAAGTTCCAGCCAAGAATAAAATATAATGGAGAATGGAAAAAGCCGGGAGAAAAATTTATTGGCGTTGCTGGGGTCACAGACTATCAAGTTGAATACATATATTTCACACAGCTAAAAGCTAGCCAGTTTATATCTGCTCAAGAAGACCTTAAACTTCTAGAGGAAGCAGAAAAAGAAGACTTAAAAGAGTATAATGAAGAATTGCTCAGCAAGGTAGATAAGAACACGGCTATTGGGCAGTCTAGTGGGGTGGTCTACCCTAGGTGGAGCAAGGTGCCCGATGAAGGGGTGAGTGAGTCAGAGTTTATGCTGGCTAAAGTTGAAAAGAAAACCACAAATGGAACCAATAAAGAATTAATACAAGGGAGAAAGCTAAAAGATATTCAAGGTTCTTACGCAGAGAAAGTTATCGAATCTGACGATGGACAAGAAGTGATTGAGGGTCAGGGCTACTTTGAGTTCAAGATACCTTACGATAGTAGGTTTACTCATGTCTTTCAAGCTGCAGGTTCTCCGGGAATAGAAGAAGTGGAATTTGCGAATGAAGGGTCAGACGCATATAAAACCGATGGTTATTATCGTTTTAAGGTCATACTGGAGAACGTAGAGGTAGTCGTAGGGGAAGAAACAAAATCGGCGGTGAGGAACTTTCCCGGGTATGAATACGAAATAAAATCTAGCTTTAAGGTCACCAACAATACGGGTAAAGACTTATTAACGGTGTCCTTGAAGTCGGAAGACTCGGCCCCTTTTGTTGCTAATGATACCATCAGAAGCCTTAACTTGGATTTTAATACCGATGCAGGCCAAGAGGCCATAATGACAGACTCGGGTACTTATCACCAAGGATTTGCTAAGAGGGTGGCTATAGCTCAAGGGCACGCGAAGAAAACTTTAAAAAATTCTATAGGCCATTCTTTTATTCCTTTTAATAGGTATGGCCATAACTTTTATGGACTTTCTTTTGTTTCGACTTTAAATAAAAAAACCTATAGCTCCATAAGATTTAGGCTTAAAAAATTAATAGATAAGAAGCTATTTTTTGAAGATCTGAAAGAAGGACAGTCTGACGACTCTGCCCAAACGACAACTTACAATAATGAAAAAAGCCCGATAGCTACTTACTTAGACAGGGGGACTTCTGGGCTTAAATATAATTTAGATACAGAGGTAAATTCCATATCTTACCATGACGTAGCAAGGCCCGGGGGCGTTTTAAAAATGAAGTACCCTGATTGGGAAGATGTTGTAATTAGTAATGATAATTTAAAAATAAACAAAGAGCTTTCCAATGGAGACGCTATAGTGTTTAAAAATGACAGCGGAAGCATAAAGTCTGGGCAGCCATATTTTATAAGATTTGCTACTGCTTGGCAGGAGGTCTCTGAAGAGGTGAGCGCAGAAGTAGAAGTTTTAAGGATATTTACTACAGACACCAGTATAGATGGTTCTAATAAAATAGCATATGATGGCGGCATAGAAAACAATAGGTACAAGATAGTTAATTATTTTGATTTAAGTTATGTTGATGAAAATTCTCATAGATCTAAAACAAACCTAAATAGAAATGTATTAAAAAATATGTATTTTTATGGCTGGAATATTAAGAACTATGAAGACCCTGATCCGATCACTACCTTAAATTATCCTCTTGTGGTTGGCGGCCTGAGGCTGTTTTTAGAAGCTCCGTTAACAGAGGTTGGTGATGCCTATATCGATACTTGGGGTGGCAGAGGCTTAAGTGGGGACAGCCTTAGATTCAACCTTGAACTTTCTGCTATATCCAAAAGTTGGCATGGGGAAGATATTAATGCAGGAAGTTTCGCGGCGCTAGTTGGGCTTGACGTAGAGTATATAGGAGATACTGAATCTTATCCTAGTTCTCATTGGGTAAATGAAGATATATTCTCTTCTTATAAAAATGTTTTATATAGGACGAATACTCAAATAGAGTTAGTAGAAATTAACGAGGCGGGGGTTTCCAAAATATTAATAAAATTAGGTAAAAATAAAAACTATAGATATATTTACAAGAGTGAGCCTGATAAAATTACTAAAGTAACTCTAAATGGCGGCGTTATTTCGGCCGGAGGGGGAGAGATATTTAATACTAATGAGGACTTAGTTATAGAGATGAATGTTAGCCTCGCAGAGTGGGAAGATGAAAAGGGAGATCCAGCGCAGCCTATGTATAGCCTTGGATCGTCGAATCTAAGTCATGCAAGCAGCGTCAAAAAAGCTATTTATGAAAATTTATGTATAGTAGAATTGGCGGAGTACGTAGACCCTAACCCGTCTGACGACAAATCCGAAGATGATGTTTATAAGGTGGAGTATTTCGACTACCAAATACCTTCTTTAAACTCAGATGAAGTCTTCGGAGCAGAGCATAGCACCCTTAAGGATGTTTTTCCGTCTTACGATACAGAGGGTTTCAGCCCGCTTTTATCTTATGGGGAAAAAGCGAACAATCTGGTTGATTATAATAATAATGGCTTTACGGCAAGCCTTATGTATGACATGGGCATGCCAGCTATTTGTGAGTATGTTTACTTAGACTTTGTCAATAAAAAACTATTATCATTTTCTATAACTAATTTTTGGGATGGGTTTGAGCATAAATTTGAGGGTCCGGGTCAAATATATAGAGTGCAGCCAATTGACTTTAAATATATGCTGCAAAAATCTACAGACGGCAACACGTGGACAGATATTAAAGAAAAAATACAAAAGAGGTCAAATTTTGATATCTCAGTAGATGAAGAATTAGATAGTACTAATAAGTTTAGGATGAAAATAATATCTGTAACTATACAGTACAAGAGAGAAGACACAAGTATTGCTGTCTATGATACTGTTAGTTTAGATAAGCTTAGGATGCCTTTTAAATGGACATCTGCCATAAAGGGCTCAGACTTGGAGGATGGCGTCTACGATGCCTCTAGTGGCTTGTATATGCATACTATAAGCATGCCAGAGAACTATAAGATAGGTAAGTCTGTTTCATTTCCTAAGGATGGGTTTACTAGGTTTGGTGAGTTTAACTATGTGAAAGGGGGTATTCCTTATACTCGGCTTTACATGATTGACTTCACTCATTCATTAAGGGCTAATTATAAAGACCCAATAAAAAGAGGCGGTATATCAAAAGTTGTCTTAACTAATAGAGGAGAAAACTATAGAACAGAGCCAACTATAACGATACCTGCGCCCACTGAAGATGGGGGGACTCAGGCTGCGGCATCTGCCGTCATAGAGTCGGGTAAGGTGAAGCATATCGAGGTTGCAAATTCTGGGTCTGGGTATTCTGAACTAAGCTCTAAGACTAAGCAGTTAAGAAAAAGAATAGAAACCTCTCGAGCTTCTTCTATCCCTGTTCTACATCATACCTTAGAAATAATAAGCAATACAGAAAGAAGCTTGTCTTTCTCTAGCCCACTAGAGGCTTTTAAGGCTCAGTCTGGCTTAGAGATAATAGACGTTATAGTTACTAATAATGAGTCCTCGCTGCCTAAAGAAGTACAAGAAGAGTTTGGCTTGACTCTTAAGCAAACAGAAAAAATACAAGACTATATTAAAGACGAAAACAATGGACTCAGAAAGAGTAGGGATTATCCTAAAGTCGACTTAATTAAAGGGACGCCAGATAGTGATGATTGGGGTTTCATACAGGACATTGCAGACAATATACAGAAAAGAGCTAACTTTGCCTCGGAGATGCTTTCTCAAGTAAAAGAAGCCCAATCTTATGGTAGCGATTTTTTTGAGGAGGACTCCCTAGGTACGGAAAACGAGTTCGTACAAGGCTTGCATCAGGAACATTCCAGCGATGCAAATCTTACTGAAAACGTAAGTAGTAAAATTCAATTTGACGGCTCTGGCAACGCAGTTATATACGAGACTTTTCCAAGTGTTTCCTCTGCTTCTGCGCTTGCAATTGCAAACAATTCTTCTGTTGCTGACTACAGAGTAATAAATAATAAGGAGGCAGCTAAAGCTACCCCTTGGCTTAGTTCTTTTTCTAGATCCGATAATCCTGCTTTACCTAAGTCCTTTGGCATAGGGCCGGGGTCCGAAGTCTCTTCTGAAGTGTTTAATAGTTACGCAAGGGCCGTGAATTACCTAACTAAAATAAGAGTAGAGGCTCCTATATACGCAAAGGTAAGAAGATACAGACAAGTGCAATGGAGGTATATATCTAATCCAAATATGGCTGGGCTGACTTTTTCTGGCCTATCCGACTCAGGTGCGAGTGACTTTCGATATGGAGACTTAGAAAACACCTTTGACTACTATACTCATGAGGACGCTATATCCAAAGTTAACTTTATTACTTATATAGACCCAACTGATTCTAAGCTTAAGGTAGCTCATTTTTCTGGGTTTACCGGTGACGGGGTCGAGAATAGAAAGTACCCTAATAAAGATAGCGAAAATCCTGCAAATATTAATAGCTTCGATGGTGCTCCGGTCAACGCTAGCACAATATGGGACATATTTGAGGAATCAATGACCAAAGAAGGCGAGCTGAGGGGTTATGAAGAGTCTGGCAATAAACATCCCAAAAATATAGGCTTGCCCAATATAGTAAATATACCTGAAGAAATGGGTGTGCACTGTAATCCCCACGTAAAGGTAGGCGGGAGAATGCTTAAAGAGGAAGGGGTGCCACTACCTACACCTGTTAATAAAATAGCTTTTGCCTATGGTGGAGATTTAGTCTACTCTTCTCCTGTGTATGATGTATCAGATGACACGTGGCCGGTGCGCGAGAGGCACACAAAATCATCGGGAGAGATAAGCTACGAACGGTTTGGCGAGGTAGAGGGAAGTTCTCTTGTCGATATAAGAGGTTCGGAAGAATATATAAAAGCTGCTTACGAAAATCAGATAGTATTTGGCTGTCAGACTAATGGAAAACCTTTTTGGTCGGCATTTCTTAGGACTGTTAAGGTTTGGACAGAGTATGAGATTGTATCTTCGCCAGAATTTATGGAGAGTTTGCCGGAGGGTATAAGAGATAGATACAGGCCAGAGGAATCTAAGCTTAGATGCGAACTGTTCTTAAAAAGAGTTACCTGTTCTAATGGCGTAATAGGTAAAGTTGATAAAGCTTCTGGCTATCATAATATATGCAGCGATGGGGCGAAGAGTTTTAACAGAACTCACAGCTACGAAGAAACTTTTAATTTATCTGATGGAGATAATGTCATTGGGCCGAAGGTTTCAATAGATGAGACGTCTTCTTTAGTTCAGGCTAAAGCTAAGGATACTTTTGTTATTGAGCCTGAGTTTGATCTGAGTCTTGCTATATACTCTGCTAATGAAAGCATAAAGGCTATCAGGGCTGGTTTTCATCATCCTAATGACTACATTGGGCCTTGTATCCATTATTGTATGCCGGGGCAAGTTAAGTACCTAAAGGTCTCTAATGACCCTTTAATATTCGATATGAGCAAATGAACAAGTACGAAATAAACAAGTCTAAATATTATGAGCCTGTAAATGTTGATAGAAGCGGGTTCACTAATAGAAGTAGGTCTATTAAAAATTTAAAAAAAGAAGAGCCGAAAAAGAAGTTGCCGAGTAAAGCGAAAATGGTAGCTAATCTAGCAAAGAGCCTTGCTAAAAATACTAAAGCTGCGTTATCTGGTGACGACTTAGTAGCAGATACAGAGGTAAAAAACAGGAGAATGGACCTATGCAGGGCTTGCGCGTGGTTTATAAAAGACGGCCAGAGGTGCGGTAAGTGTGGCTGTGTAGTGCCCCTGAAGGCCTATCTAGCTCAGGAGAGCTGTCCTATAGGGAAATGGTAAACTGTCGCCTTGGATGAATAAAATACGTCTAGCGTACTATAAATCTAAAAGACATACAGTCTCCACTTTTAAATCTTTTTTAGTCTAGCTATAAGCTCAAAGGTTTTGGTTTTTGGTATATCCTTGGCCGATTGGAACGAGTCTGCTTTAGGAAAATCCTCGTCTAACAAGCGGGTCTTGACCATGTCAAAAGATACTCCTTTGGTGTCCATCACTTTTTGTAAGAGAGATGTCGGGTCCGAGTCTGTTTTAGGGGAGGAGGGCTTTGTTGAGCTCTGAGAGAAGGCTTGTTTGCCTCCCCCCATTTCTTCTTGCCCTACGATATTAACCTTAAGGAAGTTCCTAACACACCTTACAAAGGCTCTGTTTTCAGCTGTGGCCGCAAGAAAATTAGAAGCGAAGCTATAAGTATTATCTTGGTGAGCGTCAGCTAAGGCGGAAAAGATTACTGATTTATTGTCTGTCTCGTAGTTAGGAGACCAGCTTATAATGCAGCTCGTAGCAAAATACTCTTGGCTGGCTGCTACTACTTCGTAAGAAACAGAATTAAAGCCTCTGATTTGAGCAAGCTCTTTGATTCCCCCAAGTAGAATCAATAAATCTCTATCTTCTAGGAGAGATACGTCTGTTTCGTTTGTTTTTTGCTTATTGGGGACCAAATATTCTTTTCTGACCATTTTTCTCCAGTCTACTGAGCCGTCTTCATTAAAGACATAGTCTATAGGTGGGTTCTCTAGGAGGCCACTTGTATTTCTGGAGAGCTTTTCGGCGTTAATCTCAACTTCTTTAGCTTTGTCGGTCATATTATGATGATAACACTAACTTAAGGTTATGTCAAACAAAAAAGCCGCCCCAAATAAGAGGGGCGACTGAAGACTTAGTGGTGCTCTAAAATGCGCCGAGCGCATTAACAAGTTAAACTAAGCTAGAGTAGCTCGGGGTTGTCTCCGGCTGCTATTTGTCGAAAAATATTAAAGGCTTCTCTTAGAGCGTTTCTGTATTGCTTCCTGTATTTAGAGAAGGCTTCTTGGTGTTCTTTATACTTTTCGTCAGCAAACATTTCGCCTACTCGTATCTTTCTGGCCTCTGCCCCTTTTTCAACAATACCGTCCTCGGCCATTTTTCTTGATATAAAAAAACGTTCTCCGTGGTACATTAGATTACTTCGGGCGACTCCGCCTTTCAGGTGATTGGGGCTGAGGTTGAGGATGTACTTCTTGCAAAAGTTCCATGAGGGGAGTTTCTTCGTGCCTTCTCTGATATTTAAATTTTCTGACAGAACAAACTTGCCAGAGTCGTCTTTTACTATTTTTCCTTTTAAGATAGCAAGAAGAGGGTGAAGTAGGACTAGTTTTACTTTGCTTACGTTAAACTGGTCTTTCCTGTCTCCTACTTTGTACTTTGAATCCTCTGTTAGGCGAAATACGTCTTTAGCTTCCTCTGAGAAGGCGCTGGATAAATAGTCAAGGTTTTTGATTATAAACTTAGATAGCGCGTCTTGGTACCCATACCTTCTAGCGTGGTTCTCTACGTTTGTAACGTTACCTTTGAATGTGTATCCCTCTGTTCGTGCTTTGGTTGTTTCAAAGGACGAGTTTGGTAATCTCAGAGATACGTTTCTCAGTCTATCTTTTATAAATTTATAGATAGATACTGGGTCGTTTTCATCAGATTTTTCTAAGCCTGCGTACGTGGCCGCTTTTGGTGTGCTTTGCTGAGGAAAAAACCTGAGAATAATATCGTTATTCTCGCAGTCTTCATAAAACTTTCGTAGCTGTTCCTCAGTAAAGGGTTGCGACAAGGAGCTTGCATTAGTAGCAACGCCTAGATGAGCATTTTCCCCTACCAAAAAATGCCCTTTATACTTAGGGTTTTTGGGTAGCGCAAGTAGCTCATTAAGGGTTATCCTAGAGGCTTTTTCTTTACCTGTTCCGTCGTAGACAGTAGCGTAATTTTTGCCGCAGTCTACTACGGTCATCTTGTTCTGCTCAATCCTGAATTGGCTTTCGTCAATCCAGTTCCTTTCTGCGTTTTTTGTCGAGTCGCTCATCTCGGATTTATTCTGACTATATGTAGTCTTCATTTCCGAATGATATCATAGACTTGTTAGCTTGTCAACACTTTTTTAAAAAAGCTTGTATTGAGTTGTTAAAATATATCCAGTATATTGAACGCCTAAAATACACAACTCTCTTAAATCTTTTCTGTGATCCAGAAGAAGTCCATTTCCTCCCAAAATTCCGGTACATCGATAATGGGGATAGGTGAAGCGACGAAGTTATCAACAGCTACTTTATTAAAATAAGCTGCTTTTCCGGGGTAAACTTTGTCTTTTTCTATTACAAATTTAGTAGTCCTAAACATTAAATTATCAACGTCTAGTTTGTCGTGATCGCGTACTGCTTTAATAGACTTATCTTGCAGCATTGCTATGTCTTTATTTAAATTTAAAGATCTATATTTAAGATTTTTTAAAAATTGACCTTTTAAGTTGGTGTATATGCTATTAGGGATAGAGCTTCTATCCATCTCTCTAGAGAAGTCGGCTGAGTAGCTGTCGTCTGTAACTAAATATATTACTTGTTGTATTCTCTCTTTGTTCTTGCAAAGTAAATCGATAGATATTGGCTTGCTGGTGACAACGACGCCGGGGTTGGAGAGTAGTTGCTGCTCCATGACCTCTTCATTAAAATGGTAGTCCATTCTTATGACGTGTCTGTCTTTAGGGGCTGGCTTACTAAACTTTGCGACCGCTGATGGAACAACTTCTAGAAACTCGCTATTCCATTTGGGTCCTATGAAAACTGTTCTGTTTTTGATTTTAACATCTATACCTAAAAGTCTAAATATAGACATTGCTACTTTTTCAGGCTCAATCGTATTTATTGTTTTGGGGTCCTCCTCTAGCATAAAGGAGTATTGCTTGCCGTCTTTGTGAGACTCTATGCCTACGAACTCTGAGTTTTTGTTCCAATAGCCTTTCTGGTTTTGCATAGGGCTATGAGAGTATAGAGCGACTATCCTTTTGTCGTAAGCTGAGGCTATGTGTACCGAGAAAGTATCTGCCCCAAAGTGAAGCAGGGACCTTTTAATAAGGAAGGCGCACTGAGCTATGGTCGTCTTACCTCTTAGGTCTATGCATCCGTCGAACAGGTTGTCTTTATGTTCTCCTAGTTGGACTATGTTAATACCGAGTTTTCTTAGCGGCTCTTGTATTATAGACAAAACTTCTCTCCATAGATCATAATTTTTGGAAGGCTTGGAGAAGGGGGAAAAAGTTAAATAATTATCTGCCGGAGCAGGGTAATATTTTTCTCTTATTTGAGGCTTGCCTATTTTAGAGCCAGAGGCTAGAGCATATTGTTCTACTAAGTGCATAAGTCTAATTCTATTTTATCTTTACCATTATGCTGGAAATTGTAAAGCCTTTGCGTTCCTAGGTGTAAAAGATACGCGACTTCGAAAAACCCTTCATGCTTACCTTGTCCTTCTAGCCAAAGCAGGCTGTCCATCTTTTTATCAAAAGGTATAACTTTATGGATAAATTCATTGCCTTCTAAGATTTCAAAATACTGAGGCGCGGTAGCAAAATATATATTATGTTTTGGATATCTCGACTTAATAGATTTTAATACAGATGTGGATAGAAAAACATCTCCTATGCTGCCGGGCATAGCAACTAAGATTCTGTTATCTTTTCCTTCTTCATCTAGGAAGTCTTCTATTTTAAATGGAATGTTTTCTTCGTTTTCTTGTCTGGCGGTTTTTCTAAAAAAGTCTTCTATGTTTTCTCTTGAAATCTTGTTTTCAATCTGCTTCATCCAGTATACGTGGCCTTCATTGTTTTCGTCAACGTCCATATTTAGGATGTTTTTATACATGTGAATTAACCATTCTGCGTTATCGTTGATTTGAGGCACTTGGTAATCTACATTTCTTGGTTTCCAAGTCAGAGAATCGAAGTCGTACTCCGCAAAGGGAGCGTTATCTATAAAGTCCTCTAAGAATTTGCCAGTTACTTCTGTGGAAAACTTACTTATAGCCCACTTCCTTGCTTTTTTCTCGAGTTCCCTTCTTTCTTCTGGGAGCATTCTAAAAACTTTGTCTAGATTTCTGGCGATTGAGTCAGGGCAAGTTGAAGCTTTTTTAAACTGCGTTCCGTGCTCTCTGTACTCAGACCAGCTCAGGGGCAAGGACCCCGACCCTTTTTCGCAGCTCTCTTCTCCGCAGCTATAGTTCGTGAGAAGGGTTATTAATTCGGTGAATTTAGCCTCTTGAACTGGTATTTCTTGCCCTCCGCTTGTAAAAGGGTGACAGTAAACGCTCATTAGGTTGTATATTTCGTTAAGCTGCGCTTCTTCTACCCCTAGACTAACGTTGCATGTATTTTGAGACTTCTCTTTAGAGCATATTTCGCATGTTTTGCCTTCGCCTTCGTATGGCTTTACATAAAAGTTTTTGCAGTTTTTGCAAATATGCGTAGTAATTACTTCATCTTTAGGTATGTCGTATTCTTCGCAGAGCCTGTGTATATTCCAGCCTTCTTTCCAAGAAGTATGTAGCAATAAATAGGTTTTTTTATTAGGCTTGCATGTTTCTTTCCATTTGGCATAACCTTCTATAAGATTAGGAACAGACTTCCTTAATTGATTTCTAAATACAAAACCAATAACAAAAGCATCTTCTTCTATTTTGAATTTATTTCTTAATTCTTTTCTTTTGCTGTCGTCTAGCCTATAAAACTCTTTATGGTTTATTACTCCGTGGACTGTTTTTATATGGTCATGGCCAAGTCTTTTAAACTCTTTTTCTGCGAAGTTGCTCCAAACCCAGTAGTTCTTGACGTCTTTGGCAATTTTTACTGCGTTTGGGTATAAAGGTAAAGAGTCTAGTGTCGTCCATAGGGCAGATGTGATTTTATTAAACCAAGGCTTTTTAACCATTGATTCGACTCCCCATATATCTTGAACAGCCATGAAGACGTCTGGTTTATATTTTTTTACCGTGGCATTAACAAAGTGCCCTCCGTAGTTTACGTCTCTTCCTTGTTGTGGGTCTTGATTTAGTTTTATTAATGTTTCTTGGTCTCCGGGCATCGTGCCTATCGATTCCCAAGGGGTCCTGTTTAGGGTTTTTTCGCTTTCGTTAGTGCCGCAACAATAATGGAAAATCTCGTACTTGTCCGTATTGTACAGGTACGAGAGTATTTCTTTAGAGTTTCTACCGAAGCCTGTTTTAGCTACTGCTGCATCACTCTGGAAGAGGATTCTTTTTTTTCTCATTACCAGACTACATCTTCGTCTGCCTCTTCTTTTTTAGCTTGAGGGGCTGGTGTCGGGTTCTTGGAATAATTACCCTTCTTGCTATTACCTACGGCAGCTTGAGCTTCCTCTAGGGAGTTTTGAAATATCGCATGCATCGAAAAGATAAAGTATTGCCTAAGAGCCTCAGCTTCCCCATATCTAAAGCCCATGGAAAATGTAGCTTTCTTCTCCGAGTCTTCTTTCGAGTCTGCTGTGACCCTAAAGTTGTAACCATGGTTGTCTCCTTGGGAGTACGGAGAGAAGTTCATCTTAGTGGCTCTGGTCTGGGTGCCGTGATACGCGGACCAGTCCGACTTTGTCTCGATGGCATTAATGATAGCCCCTAGCTCCATTACGTTAAGCTTGGTGATACATTTATTTTCTGTATCGAACCTGCCTGTCTTAGAATTTGCGTCCCAGCTTTTTTGCTTGATTAGACTCGCGTAAACAGATTTATCTTTCGGGTTTACGGAAAATGAACAAGCTGTTCCAGAGACCTTCGCGTTTGCTTTGTAAAACTGAATCATACTTTTATTAGTATACCTTGTTCTTTATTGTTTGTCAACAAAAAAAATAAGGGATGCTGTTGCGTTGCCAACGTAAAAAGGATCTTTCCCTTTGGTGTTTTAAAACGCACTCCAGCATCCCTCAGAAGCTATCGGTAGCTATTTGTCTACTTAACCGTAATGGTTCTATTTTTTTCCTTTTCCCTTTTACTGATTGTGATACTCAGCATACCGTTTTCCATTTTAGCTTCCAAAGTTTCTGGCTCGGCTTTTGTCGGTACTGAGAAAGCTTTATCGTATTTAACTTCCCTTCCTGCCGACTTGCCGCTGGCCACAATTTTGACCTTATTGTCAAGAACGGAGACTTCTACTTCGTCTTTGCTTAGGCCTGATAAGGCTACGTAAAATTCATAGCCATCGTCTGTCTCATTAAAATGAGTGTTGCTGTCTGTCGTCCAACCTTTCCAAGAAGTGGCCCAATCGTCATAGTCTTTCTCAAGACTGTTGTTAACGTAATCAAAAAGATTCTCTACGTTTCTTAATCCCATATTTGCTAATGTTAATGTACTCATAATTCTTTTAATGCATTTTCCGTGCCAAGTCAAAAAGCCTTTATTCTGTAGGTTTTAGGTGATACTCCGAATATTCTTCCGGGGCAAGTGTGTCGATGTGTCTCTCTAGTGTCGCTAGATTGTCCTCTGCTGTCGCTAGTTTAGAGACATATTTATCCAGTTCGGTGATCAGGCCGGAGTGCTCTCCGTTGCCTACGCTTTTATAGTATAGAGGGTTTTGATGCGCTTTTAAATAGATCTGTAGAGTAGCTAGGCTCTCCTCGATCTCCGCTTCGTATTTTTTTCTTAATGCTTTATAGAACATAATTAACCTCTCCCGTTATACCATTCAATAAACTCTTTTGCAAATGGGCGTAAAGTCTCTTCTATTTGCTTGCTGGTTTGGTTTTCTATGTGTGGCCATTCTATAAAGTAATCAGCTTTAGACCTGAGCTTTGGGTCGTTCCTTTTTTCGTCTTCGTTAGGCGGCTCAAAGTAATGCCTTTCCATTTCATACAAGCCCTCTGTCTCCCAATACTTTCTGATATGTATTAAAATTCCTTTATTTTTCTTTTTTACCCAACTTACCTCGTCATTTTGATAGTCGTCGTATCTTACGTCGGTGATAATTGGAACGCATTTGCAACTGTCCGCTTTTTCTTGGGCTATATCTGTCCAGTAACAGCCGTTGCTCTGAAACCTTTTCAAGCTTCCATAAAAAACTAAAAGGTCTCGGACTTTATTTTTGGCCTCTAGGGAACATCTGCAAATATCTATTTTGTATTTGTTGATTATAAATTCGTGTAGCTCTTGTTTAAGTTGGTCTGCTAAGGCTATCCTTTGGCCTTTAATGTCTTTGAGGATCATCCTGCAAAACAGGTCTTTTCCCGCTCCAGCTATTCCACTTATCCCAATCATAATTTCGAGTGAATCTGAGACAGGTTTCTTCCCAGCCAGTGCAGGGCGATTAAGCAAAGGCCGATAATCAGCTTAAAGGGTTTAAACAAAAAATATGTCTTGCGTTTTTGTTCTTCTATTCGGTTCTCTACGAATTCTTTAGCGCGGGCCTGAGCCTCTTCTCTTTCTTCTTTGTTTATTTCATTAATTTCTTTTACATCAACTAAAAGAAGTGTCCCTTTGTGAAATAAAGCATCAAAGGAAATCCAATAATCTTTCTCCTCGGTTTCGAATACCCTGTAAAAACAAACAGACTTCGTTTCTTCTATTTTTTTAATGCCCTGAGGTTTTTCTTCTATAAAGAAGCCTTCCGCTGACTCTGCGCTTTTAACGAAATTTTTCTCCACTTCATGTAAAAAAAGTTCTCCCGCAGTCGATACGGACCAAGTATCCATTTGTCTGTTGAGGTCAGAGGTTTGAAACTCTAGTTCCGACATATCTTGGTCTCTTATTTCTTTTGGAAGCTTGTCTTTGGGAAGATCTGCCTCGAAGAATAAACGGTCAAACATAAAAAGTTCTCCTGAGTGTATGTTCTGGTGGGGGTTAGTAGGAAACATTACAGAGACCTGATGTTAAACATATTTATTTCTTTAGGTTCGGAGTCTTTATTTCTCCTTACTAAGAAGTTATCTTTATCAACTATGTCGACAACTTTGCCAATCCAGCTGTATGAACCGTCAAGAACTCTTACTGTTTTATCAACCATCTTGCGATGGATTTCCAGTACCTTATCTGTGTTTGTATCGGATGTCATATTGTAATGTTTTTGCTTATTTTATTAAATTTGATATTAATATTAGAGTTTTCTTTCTTGTTTATTAACGATGTTTTTAACTTTGCTATCTTATTGCTCCCAAGGGATGATATTATATCATGAGCCTCTTTTTCCATTAAAGAGCCGAGTTTGTCTTTTGAAGAGGCGCAACACGACCTAGATCTTGAAACACACAACTCAAGGACCTTCTTCAGCTCCGGTATGTCTAATAATACCAAAGGCTTGGATAAAAGTAAAGAACAAAATTCAGTACAAACATCTAAGTGTATTATTTTACTCATCTTTTAAAAAAGTTTTAATAAAAGCAAGATACAATACTAGCGACAAAGGGTAGCAAACAAAGCCAAGTAATAGGTTATTAGTTGTTATAAAGCAACAAAATAATGAAAGCCAAAAAGAAAAACAATACGGGCAACTAAATAATTTGTTGAGAAATGTTGGTTCTTTTATGTATGAGAGCTCAAAAAGCGTTACCTTACTATCGGGGCATTCAAATAAATGCTCTTCATATTCTTTTAAATAGGTAAATCTTGTTAAGCGAAAAAGTTTTATATATGACGCTAGCATGTCTGTGTTAAACCATGCTATTAAAATACCGCAAGTAGCTATTGAAGCCGCTAACGTTTTAAGTGCCTGTGCTACCAAAACCTCCATCTGACCTTTGTGAGTCTTCTAGTTCGTCTAGTTCAACCCAGCCTATAGTATTACACTGTTCGAGTATTAACTGCGCTATTCTGTCTCCTTTTTTATAGAGAAAGTCTTCGTCAGAAAGGTTTTGTAAGACAACTCCAACTTCACCTCTATAACCTGCGTCAATAACTCCTGCTAACACATCAATGCCTTTTTTTACTGCGAGGCCTGATCTTGGGGCGACTCTTCCATAGTAAGACGGAGCAAAGGCATTCTTACTCTCTGGGATGGCTATAGCTATTCCTGTTCCAACTACCTTTCTTCCTGCTGCTGGTACTACTCCGTCGTTGATTGAATAAAGATCGTAACCAGCGTCTGTGTCTGTTCCTCTAGTCGGTATGACTGCCGACTCCTCTAATTTTTTGATACATACGGATATCATTGTTATGTTGTGTTAAATTAATCCCAAATTCTAAAGCTAGATTGATTGCTCTGTCATCAAGGTTGTAAGCCTTAATGTAGTATATATCTTTTATTCCGTACGAGGCTACGTTTTTTATGCAATCTCCGCAGGGCATTAGGGTCACGAACATTCTGTCCGCTTCGTGGGGTTTTATGTTTTTTAGGGCGTTCGTCTCCGCGTGAATAACCCTGTCTCTTCTTTCGTCTCTATCTGACCAGTCTATGTCTATCCCGGGAGGCGCTCCGTTATATCCCAAGGAGGCTATGCTGTTATCCGGCCTGAAGATGCAGCAACCTACCTGTATGAAAGGGTCTTCGCTTCTTAGGGCCGCTGTTTTAGCGAGTTCTATTCCGTAGTCAATCCAGCTAAGTCTGTCCATTTGTAAATCTTAAAAAGAACTTGACAAAAAGTCAAGACTATTTTATAATTAAAAAAGTATGATTAAAAGGTTTAAGCGAAAGCAAGTCTGGTAACCTTAAGAGACCAACAACCCCGAAGGGACTTCTCGAACCTTGGAAGGTGCGCTACACGCGGGTGCAGGCGGCGTTTGAGAGAAGTGAGACCATCTTAAAAAAGTTCTACCTTTTAAATTCATACTCTTTGTAAATAGATTACAGAAGTCATTAGCTAGACTCTTGAGATAAAGGGCCGAAAAGGGCATTGACCCCTGCGAATAGAACTAATATGGAAGCGAAAGCGTTCTTTTGTAATTGTTTGTTAATTTTCTTAGTTGGGTGGACTGCGTCCAGAGCAAAAAAACTTCCTCTTTACAGTTCAAGAACCAAAAATCACGCCCACTGCGCTGGCGCAGTGCTTATTTAGTATTTTTTTTAAATTTATGAAAAACTTTTATATGGAAATAAAAAAAGTTCAGGACAAAGACTGCAATGAGTCTCTTAAGAAAGTCATCGCAAGATATTCTCCGGTGTTTATCTCAATGTATTCGAAGTATATGCATCCCATATCTAATTGTGGGGCTGACCCTTATGATATATTATCAGATAAAGATTTAATTATTTACGAGTCAGCGAAGAGTTTTGATTTAGGTCAGAAATCTAGCTTTTGTACATGGCTGAGCAATAATGTTAAATATAAATGCCTACACATGATAAGTAGAAGCACCAAGAAACAAATGCTAGCCGACAAAGTTAAAAGGAATACAGTTCAATCATTAAATGAGCAGCCCTATAAAAACAAAGAACTGAATAGATTTATTCTTAATGAATTAAATAAAATTAGAGACAAGAGAATCAAGAGCGTTTACTCTTTAAGGTACTTTGCTGGAGAAAAAATGACATGGTCGAGAATAGGAAAAAGACTTGGGTTCAGTTCTCAGACCGCAATTAACCTCCATAAAAGGGGAGCGGAAATCCTAAAAAGGAAAATAAATAAATAGCTTGACATTTGATTAAGTAGAGTGTAGACTAATGGAAGTTATGGCAGATAATACAAATAACGAATGGGAAAAGAGAGAAATCGGAGCTCTCTGGACGAAGACATCTCAAAGCAGCGGCAAGAAGTATTTCTCTGGTCACTTCAAGATCCAAACCGAGTTTGGGGAAGACAAGAAGATCCCTGTTGTTGCTTTCTTCAACAAGGACAAAAAGTCAGAGAACGCCCCTGACTTCAGGATCTATGTGTCTAGGCCAGCGGAGGGTCAACCAAATCCTCAAAAAACAGAACAGGAGGAAGTCACCACAACTGATACAGATGACGGTGATACACTTTTGTAATGGACTTTGCGTTACAGCTACCTGTTAACAAGCTAAGCTTCGGCCAAGTCTCCGTTTGTATCTTACAAGAGATTTACAAAAAGGGGCTTGAGCCAAGCTTGTTTCCTATAAATCATGATATAGAGGCTTACTCCCTCCCTCCTGATTTTATAAAATGGTTACAAAGTTCGATCCGCAAAGGCCCTAGGTTTCATAAAAGAGACCACCCAGTCTTTATGTTGTGGCATTTGAACGCCTCAACTTTAAACTGCGTATCCAACAACAGACACCTTCTCTCTTTTTACGAGCTAGACGCTCCAACGAAAGCCGAGGTTAATATAGCTTCCAGCGTAGACAAGCTTTATTTTAGCAGCAACCACTCTATTGATACTTTTTCTAATTATGGCATCAACTCAAGCTTTATGCCTCTGGGTTTTGACCATACCCATTTTAAAAAACTTGATAAGAAATATTTTGATGACGGACGCATTGTCTTTAATTTGTGCGGAAAGCTAGAAAAAAGAAAAAGACATAGCAAGGTGATTAAGTCTTGGGCTAAGAGGTTTGGCAACGACAAGAAGTATGAGCTTCAGTGTGCTATACACAACAGCTTTATAGCAAAAGATATGCCAGCCTTAATAGGAAGAATACTAGAAGGAAAAAGGTATTTCAATATTCAATTCCTCAACTATATGGATAAAAATATTCAGTATAATGATTTTCTGAATTCTGGCAATATTATAATAGGTATGTCAGGCGGGGAAGGATGGGGATTGCCAGAGTTTCACTCTGTTGCCATAGGCAAGCATGCTGTTATAATGGAAGAGACAGGCTATAAAGAATGGGCCAACCGAGAGAACTCAGTTATGGTATCCTCTAGCGGCAAGATACCTTCTGCTGACGGAGTATTTTTTAATGAAGGAGCCGACTTCAACCAAGGTAGAATATATGATTTCGATGAAGACGAGTTTATAGCCGCCTGCGAGAAGGCGATAGAGAGAGTAGAATCCAATGAAGAAAACCTTAACGGCTTAAAACTTCAAGAAGAGTTCACTTACGAAAAGGTTACTAACCAAATATTAGAATCACTACATGCCTGAGTATTTATTCGAGAACCCAGATACTGGAGAAGTCATTTCTGTTACCCAAGGAATAGATGAAGAGCACGCCTTCTCACAAGACGGAAAAAAATTTAACAGAGTTTTCACCGTGCCTAACGCCGCAATAGATAGCGAGGTCGACCCGTTTTCCTCTAATCAATTTAACGAAAAGACGAAGAACATGAAAGGCACCATGGGTGACATGTGGGACTACTCCAAAGAGTTAAGCGAGAAAAGAAAACAGTCTCACGGAGGAGAAGACCCTATAAGGAAGAAAGCCGAAAAGAAATATTCCGAAAAAAGGCGAGGCATGAAGTATAAAGAGAACTCCTCCCCAGACCAAATAAAGATTAATTAGTGCCTAGAACTAGGACAAAAGATAACATAATTGATGATGTCGCTGTTTCTTATTTATCACATTTATTAAAAGTAGATGAAAAAACGATAGATAAGATTACAGAAGATAAAGATGATATTATATTAGTAATAGAGCAAGCGTCCAAGAAACGCTTAAACAAAAAAAAGCTCTTAGATCTACATCCAAAACTTAGCGCAATGCTTATGGTCTTCAAGGTCGGGGCGGGATCTGGACTAAGTAGAGAGGAGAACGTTTTCCTATCTGAAGCTTTTTATAAATATTTTTTCTGTTTAAAGAATATCAAGAATATAGCTTTTGACACAGATAAACCAAACCTAGAAGGAGCGTGCCTTTGTTTGATATTATTAGTATTTTTTGAGTCAGCTATTAAGCAGTATTGCAAAGGTCAGTCAGAGATGGGGTCCTACGAAGAATCTCGCGATCAGTACGTTGCATATATAAAAGATGGACTTAAAAAAGGACCTCTAGATATAGATTTGAATAAATCAATTAAAATATTTAAAACCATAAAAGAGAGGTATATACAATGAAAGATAACTATTTTAAGGATGCTTTTTACGTTTCAGCCCTGTTTTTGGTTGTTCTTGCGGGCTGTGCCACCCCATTAGGCAAGTTCAATAAGAAAGAGGCGGTTGTCGAAAGCATCGAGAGAAAGCAGACAGAAAACACAAACCAACAAGTCGAGAGCGGTAGGACTTTTGTATACGCCGCAGACCAAGCTCTTCAAAAAGACCCAGAACCCTCTAGACACTCTAGCGTTGCTAAGTCAATGACCACTCGCAGTATAACAGCCCTAGGACCACCTCAAGCATCAAACGCGCTGAAATCTGACACCATGATTGAGGACCTTCTTTCAGATGACCCAAGGACGGTAGAGAAAGGACAAGCTGAGTTAGCGGTAATGGACAAGGAATTAATAGCCATACAGAATAGGAACAGGGTTTTAAGCAGCCAGCTTAATACCGCGCAAGTACAGCTCAAAGCCGTCAACCAAAAAAACGCCCTTGCTGCCACTAAGTATTCTAGCCTAATGGGTAAAGTCTACTGGATAGTAGGAATTGTTATATTTTTAGTAGTTTTATCAATTGGGTTGAAGATTGTTTCGGCCGTGGCTCCCTTTGCTATACCATCCAGAGGAGCTAGCTCCACCCTACTGAAGGTCGTACAAGGTATACAAAAAGTCAGAGACCAGCATATGGGAGAAAAACCAGAGATGCTTAGGCAAATAGATGACCAGCTTAGATCTCACCTAGACAAGAAAGACAGATGGATGATAGCCCATGCCAAACAAAAGCTACATATGATGTAGTTTACATCAACATTAAACGCTCGAACTAATAAAAAACCAATTTAAGAACGAGCTTGAAGCTTTTGACATAGATAATGTTAAACTTTTTCATTCTAGTTACTCCTTCCAGCTCTCAAAGCTGAAGATAGGACACATAGGATCATACGATATAAACCTAGGGGATAACGTGGCGCTGTTAAACGCTAGAGCAGGCTTTGAAAAACACATAGACAACATAGAGTGGGTCTCTATACCTATCCAAAAGTTTTGGAGCTTTAGAAATAACCAAGAAGAGACAATCAAACTCCTCAACAAAGACTATGACTGCATCCTAGTAGGGGGAGGAGGCTTAATCGAGTACAGCTTCGGATATGAGAAACAGGAAACAAACTATAAGCTACCTTTTAATAAAGAGATTTTATCCTCACTTAACTGCCCTGTTTTTTTTATCGGCTTAGGTATTAATACTTTTAGAGGGGGCTCAGAACCTTCTGAGCAAGCCAAACTAGCCATTAAAGAGACTATAGATTTTTCCGCGCTATTTTCCTTAAGGAATGACGGTTCCGCAGGCGTTTTAAAAAGCATTGGGTTAAGCTCCCCCAAAGTAGAAGTCATACCAGACCCCGGCCTTATTTTTGACTATAGCAAAAACAGAAAAAGCCAAATAAAAAAGAGCTGCATACAACCAGCTTTTAATTCAAACCCAAAATTGAACGATGACAGATACAAAGGGCCGGAGAATCTTAAGAGGTTAAAAGCTTTTGCCGATAACAACAAACTTAAAGCGATGCCTCACAGTATAAAAGATTTTAAAATTTTTAAGAGTTTTTTGTTTTCTGCTGATAGCTTTAAGGAAGAGGTGCTCTTCAAACACACCAACCAATTAGTTAAAACCTATCTAAATATTGATTCAATTGTAGCAATGAGAGGGCATGGACAATTAATTTCTATAGGTCTTAACATACCGGGGCTCTACCTAAGCACGCAAGATAAAGTTAGAGATTTTTCCTTATTGAACGGCTTCAAAGATTTTAATGTGGACATAGAAGAGGAAGGCTGGTGCGACCTCTTACAATATAAACACGACAAGCTCATTTCAGATAATAACTTTTTGGACAGTTGGTACCAAATAAAACAAAACAAAGAAAAAGAGTGGAAGAATATTTTTGATTCCTTTGTAGAAAAGTGCGTAAAAATGATTCAATAAATAATAAGTCTTGACATGAAAATTTCTTGACTTTGATTCACGTTTCTGTTATAATAAGAGAGATGAATCAGCACAAGCAAATAAAGGTCAGCGACGATTTCAATTTTAAAATGCCCCCTCCCAATTGCATGAAAAGAGGAGAGGAGGATTATAAGCTTATATGCAAAGCTCTCCGAAGCAGAGCCTTCAAGCACCCAGTCACTAAAGATTGGTCTGAGCTAACAGAACATGGCGTCAACACTATTTATGACAGAGGCTGGTTTAAGTTCGGAGGCCTACTAAATGATCACATAGATTTAATTGATTCTATCCAGAGCAGAATGGAAGAGTATCTCGACAAAGGAGGAGAGCATTGTATCTACCATTCCTCTAACAGCAACTTGCCTCAGGGAGATATTAATGATCAAGAGCTATACATGAGTGTAAAGCAGCCTTTAGTAAGAGTTCCGGAGATAGCGAAAGTAATTTTCAACAAACACATTCTAGAAATAGTAAAATGCTTCTTTAAATGCGTCCCAGCAGTAGGGACTCTTAATCTTAGAAGAAGTTTTGCTAATGACCTTAAACCAGACCAAACCAACCTATATCATTGCGACAGTAATTCACCTCTTCTGTTAAAGCTCTTTTTTTATTTAAACGATGTTGATAAAGTGGAAGATGGCCCCTTTAACTATGTAGAAGGATCCGCCTTCGATCTACCTTCCCGCTGGAGAGAGAGTGTCAGAGTGCCCGACGAAGGTATATTAGCAGCCTACAGCGAAGACAGAATAAAGGACCTAACAGCTAAAAAAGGTGACGTTTTAGCTGCCATGACGACAGGCTACCATAAAGGCCAAAAAGTCAGATCAAAAGATAGATCAATGCTGACTCTCAATTTTGTCGTAGCTCCGGAAGATTGGGACACTCGTCTGCAATTCGATATATCAGAAAACGCAGTAACAATGGCGAAAGATCAAATCAACGCCGGTAATATTTGTTTGTTGGACTTTCTAAATGTAGTACAATGAACTTAAAAGAGCTAGAGAACTGCAAGTCAGGAAAAGATTGCTATATATTAGCATGCGGGCCTTCCCTTAATAAATATAAGAGCGAAGAATTCAAAAAAAAACTAAAAAATAATTTAGTCTTTTCTGTAAAGCAGGCATACGAAGAGTTTAAGCAAGAAACAGACTTTCACTTTTGGAACTGTTCTAACTTACCTTTAGATTATATGAATATACCATATAGGTATGCCGACCACAGACCAGAGGTAGTTGTAGCTAGCAGCAATTATCCCATAGGTCGCAGATGGAACCCAGAGCAAGAACATGATATATTTTTTCAAGTCCCTCTAATAGAAGAGATCGGGGGAAAAGAAAAAACCTTAGCTTATAAAAAAAATTATAATGACTTCTTGATAAACAAAACTTGCAAGGAGAGATGCGTAGGTCCCGGCATAATGCTAGAGACTGTATTTTATACAGCTGTACACGCAGGAGTCAAGTCAATCACGACTATAGGGTGGGACCTAAATAACCATGGAAGTCATTTTTACAAAGAAGAAGATAAAAAGTCTATGGAAAACAAAGGCTGCGAAATACCTTGGGACATAATATTAAATGCAGAGGCTGTACCAAGCATAAGACAATGGCTATCCGATAAAGGAATAGAGCTAAATATCCTTTCATGAAAAAAGTTTATATAATCGCCGAAATAGGCATCAATCATAACGGCTGCCTAAAAACAGCCAAGCGCCTCATCGACATTGCCGCTGCATCAGGCTGTGACGCAGTAAAGTTTCAAAAGCGGAACCCAGACGCTTGTGTTCCTAAGCATCAGAAGAATGTTGTGAGGGATACCCCTTGGGGGGAAATGACATACCTAGAGTATAAACACAAAGTAGAATTTGGACAAGAAGAATATGATGTTATAGATAGTTATTGCAAGCAACAAAACATAGCATGGAGCGCATCTCCTTGGGACCTTGACAGCCTTAAGTTTCTGGAGCAGTATGATATTCCGTTCATCAAGATTCCCTCGGCGATGATAACTAACAAAAAACTTATAAAAGCAGCAGGAGCCACGGGTAAAAAAATCATAATCTCAACAGGAATGAGCACCCCCAAAGAAATAGATTGGGCAGTAAGAGAGCTAGAAGTTTATTGTAACTATAAAGACATAGCTATATTACATTGCAACTCCACCTATCCAGCACCCATTGACGAACTCAATCTCTCCTGCATACAAACACTGAAGGAAAAGTACGATAAGATGGAGATTGGCTATAGTGGCCATGAGTTTAGGCTAGGCACTTCTGTAGCTGCGGTTTACCTTGGCGCGACCATAATAGAAAGGCATGTAACTTTAGACAGAACCATGTGGGGGTCTGACCACATGAGCTCCGTAGAGCCTCAAGGCCTATTCAAGCTAGTTAGCGGGATTAGAGAACTAGAGCAAGCTTATGGAGACGGCAAGATCAAAGTAACTAACTCCGAGAAGCCAGTAAGAAAAAAGCTAAGAGGATAATGTCTTTTTACGAACTAACATGGGAAAACAGCAACATGTCTTGTTTTATAACAAAGCCTAAGGCCTTTGCGGACAACCAAGAAAGAGGGGCTAACTACTTAAATAAATATGATTTTCTAAAAGGAGAGCTAGCCAAAACCTCGGAAATAATATATAGAGATAATCCAGAACTTAAAAAATTTAAAAATAAAAAAATTCTAATTCTAGGAGCCGGACCAACTACAAATTGGTACGACTGGAACGCAGATGAATACGACCATATATTTTCTTGCAACCACTTCTTTTTAAACGAGAAGATTTCCAAATGTAAAGTTGACTTAATTTTGTTATGTGACGAAGTAAACCTAGACGGACAAGATTTTCTAGATTATGTTATAAAAAACGACACCATAATAGGCTTCGAGGACTATAACCAAAGCCCAGACAACATAAGAAAGCTAAAAGAAAAAGTACCCAATAATATTTTTGATTGCGTTTTAAGGTTCCAAGGCAAGATAGGCGTAGCCCCAAAACTTATAATCCTAGCCATACTTTTAGGGGCCACAGAAGTGCATTTTGCTGGAGTAGATGGTCACAGCCGGAATTACAAGCAAGGAGATAGCGAAGATCATTCTTTCCAAAAAGGCAAGAAGATTACCACAGGCTACGCCTACGAATTAATAGAAAAACACTATGAATGCCTAAAGAGATATATACAAACTGAAATAGGTAAAAATGTAATTGTTAAAAACCTAGGAGAAGGACATGAACAGAACGTCTACTCCAAAATACCAGACTTTAAAATCGAGTGATTTAATTTAGATTGCCAATGCGTTAGGCGCATTTTACAACATCATTAAACACTCGGTCTAATTTTGTGTTGACTTATTCATAAGTTAGCTTTATAATAACAAAAGCAAATGTTAGATTTTTTCTCGAACAAAAAGGTTTTAATAACAGGCGGCACCGGCTCGCTCGGAAGAAGCTTGATAAAAAGACTAAAAAAGAGCAATTCTGATATTGTTGTTTATAGCAGGGACGAAGGCAAGCAAGCCCTTTATTTTGGGCAAGACAAAGAAGTCAAAACAATTATAGGCGACGTAAGGGACTACAGAAAACTAAAAACCTCAATGCTCCTAGAGAAGCCCGAGCTAGTAATCCATACAGCCGCGATGAAAAGGGTTGACGATATGGAGCATCATCCTGATGAATGCGTCAAAACAAACATCGTAGGGTCTGATAACATAGCAAGAGCTTGTATTGAATCAGGAGTACTTAAGTGCGCTTTAATATCGACAGACAAAGCCTGTATGCCCGTTAATGTCTACGGCTCCAGCAAGTTTATAGCTGAGAGAATTTTTACTAATTACGACCACAATTCGGAGTTCACTAAATTTTTATCTGTAAGATACGGTAACGTAATAGCAAGCAGAGGCTCTTTTATTCCTCTTTGGATTAGCCTCTTAGACGACAACAAGAAAATTCAAGTCACCTCTTTGGACTGCACTAGATTTCTTTTCCCCTTAAGCGATGCCGTTGGCTCAGTCCTAGGAGCCATAGAAACCGCCGGAGGAGGAGAGGTTTTTGTTCCTATGATCGACTCGTTTACCATGAGATCCTGCATAAATGCGGTGGGTAGATTACGCGGATTAGACGAAGTGCCCTTTGACATTGTAGGCATGAGGCCGGGAGAGAAGATACACGAAGACATGCTTTGTAAAACCGAGTTAAAATTTTCTTACAAAGTGCCTGACTTAAACCTTATACAAGTTAGGCCTCAATACTCCAGCAGAACATATGAAGATTGGGCTAAATACGAAGGAGAAGAACTAAATTCTTCCTTACATATTAATAAAAACGAAGACGAGCTTTTCTCTATAATTAAAAAAGGCATAAATGAATAATGAAATACATTTCAAAGAAATACCTGAAAAGCCTGTATATTTTATAGCCGACATAGCGGCGAACCACGACGGAGACCTAGCAAGAGCCTTGTCCTTGTGCCAGTTAGCTAAAAGCAGCGGCGCGGATGCTGTAAAATTTCAACACCACGATGTCAGCAAGTATGTCAGCGACAAAGGCTTTAAAGACCTTGGCGGCAAATTTAGTCATCAGACGAAATGGAAGAAGTCTATCTTTGAAGTATATGAAGACGCAGAGGTTCCCAAAGAATGGACACCTCTCATAAAAACTTTTTGTGATTCCATAAATATAGATTTTTTATCTACGCCCTACGATCTTGATGCCGTCGACCATTTAGACAAATACGTTTCGTCTGTAAAGATAGGTAGCGGAGATTTAAATTGGGAAGATATGCTTATAAAGTGTGCTAAAACTGGCAAAAAAGTTTTACTAGCCACCGGAGCCTCCAATATAGGAGAAGTACAAAGGGCGGTGCAGCTACTAAAAGACAATCGCGTTATAGGAACAAAGGCCTTTCATACAAAAGCAGACATAGTATTAATGCAATGCAACACAAACTACACAGGCTCAATTAATAACTTTAATTATATCAACTTAAACGTTTTAAATACATATAAGACCATGTTTCCTGATTTGATTCTTGGCCTCAGCGACCATACTCCCGGCCATGTCACCACACTAGGCGCTGTTGCTCTCGGAGCCAGAGTAATAGAAAAACACTTCACGGACGATACCACAAGAGAAGGCCCGGATCATCCTTTCTCCATGGATGCACTGGCTTGGTCTGCTATGGTGGAAGATACTAGGCTATTAGAATCCTCACTAGGAGAGCCAACTAAAACGGTACAAGAAAACGAGGAAGAGACCTTAGTCCTACAAAGGAGAGCAATACGTACGACAACAGACATTAAGAGAGGAGAGCCGCTAACAGGTCTTCAGCTACAGAGACCTTCCCCCGAAAACGCTACAAGCATTAACAGACTCAAAGATGTGCTAGGTAAAACATCAAATAGAGACATAAACAAAGGAGACTTTATCACAGACAAAGACTTTCAATGATTTCTATTAGATGCATAGAGGAGGAGGACTTGCCAGTTATTCAGGAGTGGAGAAATAACGAGCTACTAAGAAGGTTCTTCAGAGAGTATAGAGATTTTTCCGCTAACCAAAAAAAAGATTGGTACCTCAAGGTCATAAAAGACAACCGCTTTGAAATGTATGTTATAACGTACGACGATAAAGTGGTTGGGGTCTGCGGGTTGACCTACATAGATTGGGTTAACAGGCATTGCGACTTGCATTTTTATATAGGAAAAAATTCAGAGTGGATAGACAAAAAATATGCGCCAGAAGCTATCAAACTAATATTAAAGAAAGCCTTTCATATATTCAATATGAATAAAGTTTGGGCTGAGATATACGAGATAGATGAAAAGAAACTTAAATTTTTTAAAAAACATAAGTTTGAGGTAGACGCCGAACTAAGGGAGCATTATTTTTACGACGGCAAATACTATTCATCTTTTATTTTATCTTTATTAAGGAAAGACTATGAACGTGGGACAGAATTACGCTAGCGAAAGAGTTCTAATAGTATCAGCTCATCCCGACGACGATATTATCGGATGCGGAGGCATAATAAGTAAGTTTCGCCAAGAAGCCCGCTTTAAGGTTATATTTATCTGTGAAGGATCTACTTGCAGATTCTCCTATCCGGGCTCATCAGAAGCTCAAGAGGCCCTAAAAGAAAGAACGGAGTGCGCTAAAGAGTCTCTAAAATACTTAGGCGTTTCTGAATATGAGTTTTATGATTTACTTTGTGGAAGGCTTGACCAAGAACCCCAAATAAAAATTAATAAAATAATAGAAAAGGAGATATCTCTTTTTAAGCCAGACACAGTCTTTACCCACAGTAATGTAGATAGCAATAAAGACCATAGTAAAGTCTATGATGCCACCATTATAGCGACGAGGCCCGAAAGTTTTGTAAAGGACGTTTACAGCTACGAAGTTTTATCTAGCTCCGAATGGGGGTTTAATCAACCTTTCTCTCCTAACGTTTTTTTTGAGCTATCAGAGCAAGATGTTGCAAATAAATGGAGAGCTTTAGAGTTCTACAAGACAGAGATCAGAGATCGGCCGCACCCAAGAAGCAAAGAGGGAGTTTTTTCCTTAGCTAAGGTTCGGGGCGCTCAGTCGGGCTTTGCTTTTGCAGAGTCGTTTAAATTAATTAGGAGTTTCAGATGAGAATACTTTGTTGTGGATATAGAGAATGGGCTTTTGAGATATATATGCGTATATGTTCGGACGATTGTTTTCCTAATACGCATTTTATCAGCAGTAAAGAGGAGTTCTCTCAAGAAAAAGTTTTTGAAATAAACCCAGAGTTAATACTATGGTACGGTTGGAGCTGGATGATACCCGAAGAGATAGTCGAAAAGTTCTTCTGTGTTATGCTGCACCCCTCTCCATTGCCAAAGTACAGAGGCGGCAGCCCAATACAAAATCAGATAATTAACGGCGAGAAAGATAGCGCAGTAACACTATTTAAAATCAATAAAGATATAGACGCAGGAGATATAATATACCAAGAACCCTTTTCTCTAGAAGGAGATTTAAAAGAAGTTTTAGGTAGAATAGTAGAGGTTGGTTCATATCTAACTAATAAAATGATATATAACTTCTATAATTTAGACTTACAAAAACAAGATCACGAAAAAGCTACTTTACACAAAAGAAGGAAGCCAAAAGAAAGCGAAATATTCCTTGAAGATTTTAATAGCTTGACAGCAGAACAAATACATGATAAGATAAGATGCTTGCAAGACCCATACCCAAACGCATTTATAAGGTGCAAAGACGGATCGAAATTATTTTTTAAAAAATCAGATTATGAAAGACATTAAAGATATTTTATTTATAACCCAAGCTAGACTTGAATCACAGAGAGTTCCCAAGAAAATGATCAGGCCGTTTTGCGGTTCTAACTTACTTGAAATCCTTATAGATAAGATAAAAACTTCGAACGTTATCCCAATACAAAATTTTTACCTTTCTGTATGCGATGAGGAGCTAGTCAACATTGCCAAAAACAATGGTGTAAAATACTTCCAAAGAAGCAGGGAGTCCGCTTTGGCAGAGAATAGTGTCCCACTTATATACGAGTGGCACGATAAATTAGACTATAAGTATATCTGCCTTCTTAGCGCATGTAACCCACTATTAAAAATAGAGACTATAGATTCTTTTGTTCGAGAATATATGGATAGCGACAAGGATGGAATGTTTGGGGTCATAGCTAAAAAACAATATTTCTGGGACGAGGATCGAAACATGGTTTCTCATTGGCCAGAGGGCCAGAAAATAATGAACACAAAAACCATGACGACAACCTATGAAGCTGCCCATTGCCTCTACTCTTCTAGGATGGATATAATAAAAGATGGCTACTGGATGGACAACAACCTCCCCCCTAGGCCAGAGTTATTTGTCATAGAGAACGAGTTAGAAGTCTTTGACATTGACTACGAATGGCAGTTTCAGGCAGCAGAAAAACTGTACCCAATGTTTAATTAGACTTGACTTTGCCTCAACTTAAGCTTATAATAAAAAAAGGATGACTAAAAAGGTTTTAATCACTGGCATTTTAGGGCAAGACGGAGCAAATATGGCTGAGCACTTGTTAGGCTCGACCGAGAACGAAGTCTACGGCATGCAACGACGTTCCGGCACCCCAAACTACGACAATATCAAAGATTTTAGAAACCACGAAAGATTCACCTTAGTCGATGGAGAACTCACAGACTCTGCCAGCATAAATGATTTAGTTATAAAAATAAAACCTGACTACTTTATTAATTTTGGCGCAAATTCATATGTTGGAGTGAGCTGGGATACCCCTTTGAGCGTATTTGACATAAATACATCCGGAGTCATAAGGTGCCTCGAAGCCATAAGAAGACACAGCCCAGCCTGCAGATTTTATAGCGCAGGCTCTTCAGAAGAGTTTGGCGATGTTGACTATAGCCCACAAGACATTGAACACCCAATTAAGCCTAGAAGTCCTTATGGGGCATCTAAGGCAGCAGCACGACATTTAGTTAAAGTTTATAGAGAGTCTTATGATTTGTACGCGGTCCATTCCATCCTATTTAATCATGAGGGGCCAAGAAGAGGCGCTGAGTTCGTTACCCGAAAGATAACCAAAAAGGTAGCTGAAATTTGCCACAAAATAAATGACGGCGAGCCTTTCGAGAGCTTAAAACTTGGAAACGTAGATTCACGAAGAGATTGGAGCGATAGTCGTGACTTTGTAAGGGGGATTTGGCTGATGCTTAATCAAGATAAGCCTAAAGACTACGTCTTAGCAAGCGGCAAGACTCATTCCGTAAGAGAGTTTGTGTCTCAAGCTTTCCAAAACGCTGGCATCCCCGGCCTCTGGAGCGGCGAAGGCCTAAAAGCTAAGTTTAGGATATTTCAAGAAAATACTGTCTTAGCAGAAGTAGATCAAAAGTGGTTCCGCCCAGCGGAAGTCGACCTTCTACATGGCGACCCTAGCGTTGCGGAAAAGGAGCTCGGATGGAAACGTAATATTTCGTTTGATGATATGGTTAAAGACATGGTAGAATCAGATTTGATTCTTTATGCAAAAGAAGCGCAAGAAAATTAATAATATCTATCAGTACCTTGTTTGGAAGTTCCTCCAACATCCAGAAAGCGTAATCTGGCCCAAGGAAATAAAGATAGCAAAATCTCTAATTAATGACTTTGGAGAACAAATATTTAAAGATTTAGATTTTAAAGAGCTAAAACTTGAAAGCTTAGCCCAGTTCCGTACTGAAAAATTTAAGAAATATTTAACAAAGCAAAAGAACCTTTCTAGGCTTGACTTCAGAAAAGATCATGCTATAATAGACAAAAAGGCAGACATAGAGAAAGTAGAGATAGAAAACAAACCAAAGACTTTAATTGATTTTTTAAGATATGGCAGTAAAAAAGAAAAGAGCGATTGAAAATAATGTTTTAACTGCATCCGAGCAATTATCATCATTTCTCAAAACACATAAAGAAGATCACTATAACTACGAAGAGACTATCGAATACAAAGTTTCGACCGGTTCGTTAACTCTAGATATTGAAACAGGAGGCGGCTTAGGCCCCGGCCTACACCGCTTTTGCGGCATCAACGAAGGAGGCAAGACTTCTGAAGCCTTGGAAATTGCAAGGCATTTCCTCAAGATGCCCAATTCTAGAGCGGTTTACTTCAAATGCGAAGGTAGACTTAGCCCAGAGATGAGGGAGCGCTCTGGCGTGACCTTTATGGACACACGGGACCCAGAGAGCTGGAAAGACGGAACTTGTTTCATTTACGAGAGTAACATTTATGAGTCTGTCTTTGATATGATGAAGATGCTAATTCAGTTTAACGAAGAAGGAAAAAAGTATCTCTTCATACTCGACTCAGTAGACGGCCTGCAAACTAAGAGCGATAGCGAAAAAGCTCTTGACGATGCAACCAAGGTTGCTGGCGGCGCTACTATTAGTTCTGTCTTCATGAAGAAAGTAGCCACTGCGCTCACGAAAAGAGGGCACATGGCTATTTTTGTTAGTCAGGTGAGAGCAGACATTCAGATAGACCCATACTCAAAAGCTCCTGTTAGGCAAACCTCTGCAACAGGAGGGAATGCTCTACTGCATTTTGCTAATTGGATTCTTGAGTTCGAGGCTCGCTACAAGAAAGACTATATACTCGAGGATGACAAAAAAGCACCGGACAGAGTAGCAAACAAGATATTAGGACAGTGGTCGAAAGTCACTGTTAAAAAATCTCCCAACGAAAAGACAAATGTCGTTATCGCATACCCTATCAAACGAGGTAGAAAAGGAGGGACCAGCATCTGGAAGGAGCTAGAAATTGTTGACCTACTGCTACAATTCGGATTTGTCACTAAATCTGGAGCATGGATAAAAGTATCAGAAGAAATAGTTCAACAATTAAAAGACAACAAGATTGAAATACCAGACAAGTTCCAAGGTAAAAATGGTCTTTTTAACTATCTAGAAGAGAATGCGGAAGCTACTAATTATTTCTACAAGATGTTTAAAGAAACTTTAGCTTGACATGGAATTAAGACTGTGTTATTCTAATAAAAGATGAGCGAGCGATTTAGTTTACAATCTCAGTGCGTACGAGCGATTTAGTTTAGACTCTCAGTGCGTACGAGCGCTTTAGTTTATAATCTCAATACGTCGTATGTATTTTAAAGGATCACTAAACGCTTAACAAATTTTCCTCTCTCGACGGAGTGAGGCGGTGTGACGGAATGATCCCTCCCAAGGGGATAACGTAGCGACTGCGGAGTAGCGGACGGCCAAGTGGCAGAGTGAAATGCGGTTGAATCCGAAGTAGGTCGACCTGAAACATTGTTTCTCGGGGTCCGAAAAGGTGTTGGTAAACAATTAGTCCAACCACCATTTTTTTTATAGATGCAGGCTTAACATGAGAGGCAAGAAAGAAAGATTTGGAAGTGGGCTAGTTAATTTTGCACGACACGAAGACAGCGATGGCTTTACTTACTTTAGAGAAAAAGAAATGAAGACAAAACATTCAAAGCGAAAAGCAGAGAAGAAGACGAAGGTCAAGATGACTCGCAGTCGTAAGTTGTCTATCGCCTCAAATAGGCAGGGTGCGATTACAATGCTGCGAGAGAGAATTCAAAGCAATTTCTCTATGACAAAACGATCATGCTCAAAAGACGGTGAGCTTGTGTCTCGCCTCAAGAAGCTGGAGTCCCAAGTGATCCAGCTACTTTCGTGAGGCTTTATAATATATACGGACGCCTCGAAAACAGAGCCGTTAACAAGTATTTAATAAAGTGGGACGGGAAAAGCAGATCAAAGCTTCAATTTGGGGTTAAGCAGTTTTTAAAAAGATACTGGAAAAGCTGCATCGTCTACGAGGAATTCCCTGTTTATGGCAGTAGAATGAGAGTAGATATCCTCAACGCCACAAAAAAGATTGCCATAGAGGTAAACGGCGCTCAACATGGCAACTTTAATAAGTTTTTTCATGCAAACTCCAGAGTTAATTACCTGAAATCCATCAATAGAGATTTTAAAAAGTTAGAGTGGTTGGAGCAAAACGACTATAACGTAATAGAAATAGACTATAACGAAGCAGAGTCTCTATCAAAAGAGTTTTTTAAAAAAAAATTCAAAGTGGATTTATAGTGTAATTAAACACATGGAGGAATTCGAAAGATTTGATATACCGCCCAAGCTATTACGCCAACTAAACGAGTTTTCGTATGGAGGCTTTTTGCTTTTTACTTTTGATAACCAAGGGTCTCCTAGGTATTATGCCCAATTCGATAATGAGCTCAACATGATGGCCCTACAAAAGGCGTCAGAGTATTGGCTCCAAGGAGTACACGAGATAAACGCTGGCACAATAAAGGCCCAACTATGCGGGGAGGCACCACCTGAGCCCCCCGAGGACGACAGTGAATACAGAGAAGACGACTGGACGGACGAAGATGATTTTTATTCTTGATTTTTTATTCAGTTTGGCTTACAATCAGGGCTGAATGTCTAATATTTCATCCCTTAAGATAGAAAGGCACGTGCTAGGAGGCCTAATAAAGCACCCAGATGTCTTTTTTGACGTAGACAGGTTCATAGATGCTTCAGATTTTGTTTCTAAAGAACACTACATAATCTACTCAACTATCAAAGATATCCTTTCGTCAGGCAAGAAGCTTGATAAAACACTGCTTGCCCATCAAATAAAGAATCTTGGCGTTTCTTTTAAAAATGAAGTAGATATATTTAACTATATAGAGGATATATCCTTTACTCAAATCAAAAAGTCAGCAGTTATAGATTCCTGCCAAGAGCTTTGCAAGATAAGAATAAGAAGGGACATAGACGAGACAGCAGACAAACTAAAAACTTTTGTAAAAACTAACGGTCATAAGGACGCGGACTCAATAATAGGCAGTGCAGATGAAATTTACAATGAAAAAATACAAACCTACTCAAAGATAAACGAGCCAGAAGATCTCTTTGGAGGCATTGAAGATTTAATACAAGAAAGAGCCAATGATCCTAAGAGTGAGATGGGCCTAAAGACTCCATATAGAAATTTTGACAGAATGTTTGGGGGAATAAGAAAAGGTAATATATATGCTTGGGTAAGTCGGCCGAAGCACGGCAAGTCGACTATCCTTTCTCATTTAGCGACTAGGATGTCTGTCATGAATAACTGTCCAGCTCTTATTTTAGACACAGAGATGGCAACTGTCGACGTCCAATTCAGAATAGCGTCCTCTGCTACAGGCATACCTGTCTGGTATCTAGAGACAGGAATGTGGAAGAGCAACGAAGAGATGGTTAAAAAGTTTAACGAAAATAAAGAGAAGCTGAAGCTAGCTCAAGAAAAAGTTAAACATATGACCGTTGCCGGTAAACCTATAGAAGAAATATGTTCTATAATTAGACGCTGGTACTATTCTGAGGTTGGTAGAGGAAACAACTGCGTAATAGTTTACGACTACATAAAGCTCACAGGAGAAAAAGACTACAATAAAAAAGAGTACGAGCTTATCGGCGAGAAAGTTAATTCCCTAAAAGAGCTTACGCTTGAACTAGACATCCCAATCTTGACAGCATGCCAGCTTAACAGGTCAGCAGAGAACGGCGTAGATGACAGCAGCGCCATCGCTCAGTCAGATAGACTCCAGTGGTTTGCCTCGTTTGTAGCTATATTTAGGAGAAAAACTCCAGAGGAGATATCGGAAGAGGGAGTAGCTTTTGGGACTCATAAACTTATACCCCTAGCAACTAGATTTCAAGGTAGAGAGGCTCAAGGTCATCATGATTTAGTTAGAGTACCCCAAGGCAACAGGTACAAGTACGTTCCAAATTTTATAAATTATAATATAGAGAATTTCCAAGTATCCGAGAGAGGAACCTTGGAGGACGTTATGGAAGCAGGGGCTTTTCAAGCTACCATAGATGACGCGGAACCGGAAAGAGATAACCTACTATGACCAGTATGGACCCTGATCAAATTAGAGACATACTAACCGATATTGGTTACAACTTAAGCGATCAAGGTCAGTACTTCAGAACAAAGCCTTTGTATAGAGACTCTAGTAGCTCAACAGTATTGAGTATACGAAAGTCTGACGGCATGTGGAAAGACTTTAAGGAAGGTATAGGCGGCTCACTAGAGGACCTTGTCAGGTTAACCCTGAGACTAAAATCTAAATCTGATACATTAAAGTGGATGACAAATAAAGGGGTCGACTTTAATAGAGAGCCAAGGAAAATAGAACCCAAGGTTGACCAAACGAAAGTGTTTAAAAATGAGCTTTTATATAAGCTAGAGAAAGACCACCCATATTGGGAGAAAAGAGGCATCTCAAGCGAGACACTCAGCCTGTTTGAAGGTGGAGCTACATTTACTGGCAAGATGGCTTATAGATATGTATTTCCTATATTCAATAACAAAAAACAAATAATAGGCTTTGCCGGTAGAGACCTTAAGCCAGACCAAGGAGACGACGCTAAATTCTTTAGGCCTAAATGGAAACTGATAGGGGATAAATCTAAATGGAGATTCCCCTTAATAGTTAATCATGAACTAATAAGGAAATCTAAACAAGCTATCTTAGTGGAAAGCATTGGAGACATGCTTTCGCTTTGGGAGCACGGAATCAAGAATTGCATAGTGACTTTTGGCGTCAGCCTATCTCCCGATACACTCAGCCTACTAACAAGGCTTGACCCAGATAAAATTTTTCTATCTTTTAACAATGACTCTTCAAATAATGGCGCTGGCAATAAAGGAGCATACCAAGCTAGAAAAAAACTATTGAATTTCTTTGATAAAGAGCAGATAACCATTAAGCTGCCAAGCAAGCATAACGACTTCAACGAAATGCACATTAAAGAGCCTGCTCTTTTAAAAAACTTTTTTAATGTCTAAAAATGATAAAGTACGTCTTAGCGCAAGCAAGATAAAAACACTAGATACGTGTAGTTGGCTATTCTACTCTAAGTATTTCTTAAAGGTTCCTGACACGACCAACGACGGAGCATCTAGAGGAACCATTGTCCATTTAATATTTGAGTTACTACTTAAGCCAAGACACAAGAAGAAGTACTTCAATAAACTTAAAAAAAATCCGACAGCAATACTTAGATGCGAGCCAATTTATCGACTGTTGCGAAAACACGCCGACCGCCTCAGCGTTAACGATAAAGATAATTTGGCGCTAATCTACCAAATGCTTTACGTTGGGCTTAACCATAATTTTTATTGCAAAGGAAGTAAAAGCCTAAAGGAAGAAGAGCATTTTGAAATAGAAGGAGATAATTTCATTATTAATGGCTTCATTGATAAAAAAGCTTTTTATAAAAATAAAATAGATATCTGGGACTACAAGAGCAGTAAGTCTAAATTTAATAAAGAAGAGATAGAGGCGAACTACCAAGCATTAATGTATTCTCTAGCAACATTTAAAAAAGACGGAGTAATACCAAATGTAAAATTTTTGTTTTTAAGGTTTCCAGATAGCCCAGAGCAAGCCGCCCCAAAACTTACAGAGGATGAGCTAGAAGGCTTCGAGATGTTTTTAACAGAGTTGGCCGATCTTCTTTCTGATTACAATGAAGACAAGGCCCTAGAGAACCTCGCAAAGAATGGGAGGAAGTATAGGTGGCTATGCGGAAGCGAAAAGCCCGGTAAGTGGATTTGTCCCGTAAGGAAACCTTTTGAATTCTACGCACTAATAAAAAAAGATTCTGGCAGAATAGTGAAAAGCGCGCACGAATCAAAAGACCTATACGCAGATGAAGAGCACTTAATAGTAAAACAAAGCTATGCAGGGTGTCCAGCTTGGCAACATGACTCTCAGCCATCAGGAAAACCGGCTTTCGATTTCTCTGATTTTTAACTTGACTTTATCTTCAGTATGCTGTATCCTCAAGAGAGGAAGATGGACAGCAAAAAGTGTTACGTATTATTTTGTGATAAAAAGTATTTCTACTTAATGAGGAATGCTTTGACTCTACTGGAAAAATTTTCAAACCATAAAGTTCTAGCCTATACTGTTAATTTTTTACCCACAGAGCCCTTTAAGAATGTTGTTTGGAAAAGGGTAGATGACCAGAATTTACTTGAATACGAGAGCACTGGAAAAAATCATTTGATTAAAAATGAGTGGGGTAAGACAATGTATTCTTGCTTTCTGAAAGCCTCCGCTGTCTGCGAGTCTTTAGATACAGACTTTGATGAATTTGTCTACTTAGATGTAGATACTTTCCCACTCAAGAACGTAGATGATATTTTCATCTTAGGAGAGAGCAAAAACCACACTTGCCCAATTCTCCCAAGGTACAATTGGGAGTATATGATGTACGGGGGAAAAGGTAGCCCCTTCACAGATGGAGGGTATGATGAATCGCAGACCTTAGAGTGGTGGCTACTTAACGAGTTAGGCCTAACTGACGGAGGCCATGAGAGACATTGGTACAGAAGCTCATGTTTCTTTTATTACAATAAAAAATCTAAGCCGTTTTGGGAAGAGGCTTCTAGTATTTCATCAGACGAAAATATAATTAAGAATCAAGATAAGTTTTTTACAGATGAATCTATTATAAATGTTTTGCTATGGAAACACAGATGCGCAGACTTTTTTGAAAACAGCTCTGTTATTCATATTTCTAACGGCGACCAGCTTGACTCAACTAGCAAGATAGATCAATTTTTTGACGATTTAAAGAGCTCGAAGTCAGGCCCGCCACTTGTAACTAACTGGAACGGAAGCTCTCAATGCCAAGAGGCATGGATGTTTCACGGCAAAATATCTAAGTTTTTTTGGAAAGAAAATATCCTTAGCGGAGATAGAGTCTATAGCGAATCTCTTGCTAGAACCCTAAATGATTATTTCGTATACAAGTCTGTCTCTATTCAATAAGAAAAATGAAATCCATACCTTTATTTAAATCACACTACAGCATAGGAAGGTCTATACTTACGCTAGGTAATACGGAAGAGCAACAGGAGAACTTCCCCTCTTCTATAGTTGAAATAGCAAAGCGGAATAAACTTAAGTCTGTTTTTCTGGTAGAGGACAGTATGAATGGCTTCCTAGAAGCCTACAAGAACCTCACAGACTCAGAGGTAAATCTAGTGTTCGGCTATAGAGTTTCAGTGTGCAACGATAGTAAAGACAAGTCAAAAGAGTCGATAGACACAGAGTCTAAATTCGTAATCTTAGCGAGGAACGAGGAAGGATACAAGAAACTAATTAAAATATCAAGCTACGCCGCCTGTGATGGTTTCTACTATCACCCCAGAATAGATTTCTCCGTACTCAAGGAGCATTGGGACGACAAATATTTACAGCTTTGTGTCCCGTTTTATGATTCCTTTTTATTTAAGAACTCACTCACTTTTGCTGTTTGCTTTCCTAAATTTGATTTCACCCAACCCATATTTTTTACAGAGGACAACAACATGCCCTTTGACTATATAATTAAAAAGAAAGTAGAAACATATTGCCATGAAAACAAACTTCAGTCGGTCCCAGTCAAGTCTATCTATTATGAGCGCAGGGACGACTTCAAGGCTTATCTTACTTTTAAGTGCATTAACAATAGGACAACACTAGAGAATCCTAGGTTCGACCATCTTTCTTCGGATGAGTTTAGCTTTGAGAGCTGGAAGGAGCAACAGAATGAAAAAGTTTAACATTACAAAGTCAGCAATCGCACGTGCGAAGGGCAGAGCAGATAAGCTCCCCTTACTCAACAACTCAATAAGGAAAGGAGAAGGAAGCTTAGTGGCATACATAGGAGAAGAGGTAGCAAAACATGTACTAAGCGCGGAAATAAAAGACACTTATGACTACGATTTAGTTTATAATAAAACTAAAGTTGATGTCAAAACCAAAGAGAGAACGGTTCCCCCAAAACTTTATTACGAGTGTTCGGTTGCCGATTTCAACACAAAGCAGGGCTGTGATGAATACGCTTTTGTTAGCGTATTAAACAACCTAAAACAAGCTTGGTACTTGGGGAAAATAAGCAAGACAGATTTTTACAAAAACGCAACTTTCCACAAAAAAGGAGAGGTAGACCCGGATAATAACTTTACCTTTAAGGCAGACTGTTACAATATAGCAATTTCACAATTAAATTAAATGGACGAACACTTACTAAGATTCAGAAAAGATAAAAAGGTAGTCTTTATTGACTGCGAGACATACAACCTTTGTCTAAACTTTTGTCACAACGTTACATGGCAGGTATCTATGATACAAACAGACGGGACAAATAAAACAGACGAGAGAGACTATTATATTAAATGGGATACAGATTTCAAAATCAGCGAGGACGCAGCAAGAATAACTAAATACGATGACGACTTTGTTCAAAAGAATGGAAAGACTCTCAAACAAACCCTGCCGACTATACAAAAATGGCTGGACAAGGCTGATTATATTGTTGGCCACAACATACTTGGCTTTGATATTTATTTAATTAAAGAGCTTTACAAGCTACACGGAGCAGATTATAGGCCTCTAATGCCAAAAGTTATAGATACTAACTGTATTGCGCGTGGAATAAAAATGGATATACCATATAAAGCTGGAGAGGACTTTACCGAATACCAATACAGAATTTACAACACAAGAAGAAAAGGTATTAGAAGCAACTTAACAGCCTTGGGTAAAGAGTTCGACATAAAGCACGACTACGACAAGTTGCATAATGCTATAGTTGATTTAGAGCTGAACCTAAAGGTCTGGAATCGCTTAAAGTATTCATTAGAACTATGACACCAAATACATTTTTAAAAAAGTTTAAAAAGATAGATTTACCTCTTCATGGAGTGAGGTTGCCTTCGTTTGAGATCAGCGAAGAAGCCAAGCGCAATCACGGAATTAGTGACGAAGATGACAACAACCAGATTCTTCGCAAGCTTTGCTTTGCGGGATATAAAGAGAAGATAGAATCTGGAGACCTTGATGTTTCGAAGTCGGAGGAGTATACCGACAGAACAGAGCATGAGATCGCCATCATGGAAGAACTCGGGTTCGTTGATTATATGCTCTTGACTTGGGACGTCATAAACTTTTGCAAAGAGAACGATATACCTATTGGGTTAGGGCGTGGCTCAGCAGCGGGAAGCTTTGTCCTCTTCTTATTGGGGATAACAAACCTAGACCCAATCAAGTACAGCTTATTCTTCGAGAGGTTTATATCTAAGATCCGAGCTAAAAAGAAGGTAGTAGATGGGGTCACATATCTTGACGGAAACCTTATGGTTGATATCGACAATGACGTTTGTTACTACAACAGACATAAAGTCTTAGATTATATTGAAAACAAGTTTAAAGGTAAAACTGCGAAAATACTTACCCTAAATACACTAAGCGGTAAGCTCTTAATAAAAGAGTGTGGCAAGATCGTGTCCAGCAAAAGCGAAACGGAGATGAACACAGTCTCTAGCTACATACCTAAAGTTTTCGGCCAAGTGAAAGACCTTGAAGAAACTTACGAAGAAGTTAAAGAGTTCAGAGAGTGGTGCAGCGAAAAAGAAAACAAAGAGGCCTACCAAATAGCCTTGAAGCTTCGAGGCTTAATTAAAAATAAGAGCGTTCATGCTTCCGGCGTTTTGTTGTCCTATGACCAGCTAGAGGACAGCTCTCCAGTTGAGCTTACTAGCGACAAAGCCGTAGTATCGTCTTACGATATGAACTGGGTTTCCTTATTTAATGTTAAATTGGATATTCTAGGTCTTCGAAGCGTTTCTGTTGTGCATGACGTTTGCCAGCAAGTAGGCCTAAAGGTTACAGATATCGACCTTGACAATCCCTTCATATACAGAAAATTACAAGATCTAAAGACTCCTCACGGGCTGTTCCAGATCGAAGCAGACACCAATTTTAAAGTCTGCCAAGATGTCAAGCCTAAGGGCTTAGAGGAGCTTAGCGCTGTACTTGCCCTAGGCAGACCCGGAGCCTTAGGTTTCGTAAAGCAATATTCTGATTACGCAAACCATAATGTGTATGAGCCGATTCACCCATTATTTGACGAGATTCTTAAGAGCACAGGTGGAGTAGCCTTGTATCAAGAACAGTTAATGCAAATGGCGCATAAAATTGGCTTCACCCTTGACGAAGCGGAAATCCTAAGACGCATTGTTGGCAAAAAGAAAGTTAAAGAGGTTAGACAATGGAAAAAGAAGATCCGAGAGAAGGTTGACGAAAATAGGCTTAGCAGCGAATGGACAGGGATCAAAGGGTCCGTTGATGTAGGAGACGTACTATGGAAAGTGTTAGAAGATTCCGCCAATTATTCATTCAACAAATCTCATTCTATTTGCTATGCAGCATTAGCGGCTATTACAACTTACCTTAAATTTACACACCCCAAAGAGTTCTTCCTGTCTTTGTTGAAGATGACAAAGCACGAGCCAGACCCCTTAGCCGAAATCAATAAAGTACAAACGGAGCTGAGCCTATTCGGCATTAAGCTGTTGCCACCTCATATTACAAAGTCTCAAATGGACTTTACTATTGAGGGAGAGAATATCCGTTACGGCTTAACGTCCATCAAAGGTATCTCTGATAAGACTATTGAGAAGTTAAACGACTTTAGAGCAGAGTTTAGCAACAAGTTTGAAGTATTTCAAGCCGCGAGCGAAGCAAAAGTCGGTATAGGTGTATTATCCGCTCTTATTCAAGCAGGAGCGTTCGAGGGTTTCCCACAATCTAGAAGTAAAATAGTATTAGAGGCCCAGTTATGGAACCTACTCACACAAAGAGAAAAAAGGATAGCCTATAACCTAGGAAAAAAATATGATTTTGATTTAATAAACATTATTAAAGATTTAGTAGACAGAAAAGATGAGGATGGAAAAATTTATGTCAGAGCTTCTAGATTCGAAACGATTAAAAAGAAATACGCTCCGTACAGAGATATCTACAAGCAGAACAGCAAGTCAGAGAGTTTAGCGAACTGGTATTACGAGAAGAAGCTGCTTGGCTATTCTCACGCAAACTCCCTTAAAAAGGTCTATAGCGCTAAAGTCCCAGACCTTATCAGTATCAGAGACGTCTCCGAGTCCAATATAGGCTCTAGAGTCTTGTTTATATCAACTGTTGAGGACTTCTATAAGGGCAAGTCCAAAAGAGGCTCTGAGTACATAAGGCTTACCTGTTCTGACGAGACGGGCTCTATGACGGCTCTGCAGTTCAATGCTAAAATAGATGAGAGCAAGCTCATAAATGGCAAGCTTCCAAGTAAAGATGATATAGTCATCATCAGGGGGCTCAAAAAGGACGACGCAGTATTTATTGACGATATTGGCATCCAAAGCCAGAAAATATTCACAAAACTGTCAGAACTAAAGGATATTACTTGACCAAAGTTAAAGTTTGCAGTACAATAGGTTTTAGGGCACTTAATAACAGTGTAATTAATATACCCAATGCAGAGCATAAGAGTTAAATATAGTCAAGTCGCTAGCGCGCTAGCTGCCAACGCTTTATATAAGGAGGTCTTTAGGGAGAGCGTCGACAGCGATACTTTTGAGCTACAATATTTGTGGAACATATCAAAAAAGCAGTAGAACTAGAGAGAGTACCACATGCTATCCACAGAATTTTTAAGTAATTTTATAAGCTCAGACGCCACTGTCATTGACGTAGGAGCAAGAGACGGAGACTCTTTACTTCCTTTCTTGCCGCTATTAAAAGAGGGTTCTCAAATGATAGCTTTTGAGCCCATAAAAAAAGAAATGGACTCGCTAATCAAAATGCTTGAGGCTAATAATATCCCAGAAGATAGGTTTAGTTGCAATCAATTTGGAATCAATTCAGCTACGGGAGAGTTTGATTTTTTATACGATACAAAAGACAGGAACGGAGGACTGAAAGAGCAACTAGATCACATATCTAAAATAGCTTTTGAAGAAAGTGGATTTCAGACTCAGTCAGTATGGGATAAACAAACAAAAATTAATACTTTCTGCTGGAAAGATTTAGAAAAAGATTTAAAAAATAAAATGCTAAAAGCTTCCTTCATTAAGGTGGATACTGAAGGGTCAGACATAGTAGTGCTAAGAGAGCTTTTGCCGGTTATAAACAAGACTCGTCCTTTTATTTTCCTTGAATTGTACCCCGGAACAGCAAAAGAAGCTATTGAGCTTATTAATGAAATACGATATTATTGTATTAATGCATATAGTGAAATGATTTTCGTTTCCCCAGATATGAAAACTATTAATAGAGGTTATCTTCCGTTACATAATATAGGAGCGCAATACAATAGTGGGCAAAAAGACTATTTTCTAGCACCATTCGAAATGTTCAAAAAAAACCTTTGATTAAGCTAGTGTAATAACAGATTTAAAAGAGATGCAAACACAAGACAAGACCAAGGTCAACGGATTAGAGGAAATTTCAAATTTTATTTTTACGAGCAAATACGCTCGCTATAGCGATAAAAATAAACGAAGAGAAACATGGGATGAAGCGGTCTCCAGAGTAGAGGGGATGCATTTAGAAAAATATAATTTTTTATCAGATGAAGACAAAGAGCAAATCAAGAAAGCTTTTAGTCTAGTAAGGGAAAAGAAGATAGTCCCTTCCATGAGATCTATGCAATTTGCAGGACCAGCAGTCCTAGCCCATAACGCAAGAATTTTTAATTGCTCTTGCAGACACATGGATTCAATTAGGTCTTTCGCCGAATGTTTCTATCTACTTCTTTGCGGGTGTGGAGTTGATTTTGGAATTACTAAGAAATATCTTAGCAGACTTCCTGACTTAGTTAGCGCGGAAAATAAGACGGGAATCGTCATGACATACTCTGTTGAAGACAGTATAGAGGGCTGGGCGGATAGTATCGAAGTTTTACTTGATAGTTTCTTTAAACAGACTCCCTTTACAGGCAGAAAGGTTGTATTCGATTACTCTAAGATTCGGAGAAAAGGAACGAGGCTCAAAACTGGAGGAGGGAAAGCGCCCGGCTATAGTGGATTAAAAGCAGCTCACTTAAAGATCAAGAAGTTGCTAGATGAACTCATCGAAAATAAAAGCCAGTTAAGGCTAGAACCAATAAATGCTTACGACATTCTAATGCATTGCGCCGACGCAGTTCTCAGCGGAGGCATTCGTCGCGCCGCAACCTCTGTTGTTTTTGACGCAGACGACGAGGCGATGATGAACTCTAAGACAGGGAATTGGTTTGAAGATAATCCACAGAGAGCTAGAAGCAATAATTCGATCTTGTTTTTAAGAAAAAAAGTCACAGAGGAGGATTTTAAAAAGGTTTTAAATAGCGCTAAAGAGTTTGGTGAGCCGGGGTTTATTTTTGCGGACCATGAGGATACGCTATCTAACCCTTGTAGAGAGATAGGTTTTATTCCTGTGACTAAGGACGGAAGGTGTGGTGTTCAGTTTTGTAATCTTACTTCCGTAAATGGAGCCAAGACCCATACCCCCAAAGAGTTTAGAGAGCACACTTGGGCTGCTGCTTTAGTAGGAACACTTCAAGCAGGCTACACAGACTTTCATTACCTCAGAAACGCTTCCAGAGAGCTTACAGAAGAAGAAGCTCTTCTCGGTGTATCAATAACAGGAATAATGGACAACCCTAAGACCCTACTTAGTCCTAAATACCAAAAGGAATGCTCAGAAATAGCAGTTAAAACAAACGGAGAGTGGGCAAAGAAAATCAACATTAGACCAGCAGCCAGAGTTACTTGTGTCAAACCAGAAGGAACATCTAGCTTAGTTCTCGGTTCTGCGTCAGGCATTCACCCTCACCATAGTCATAAGTATTTTAGGCGCGTACAGTGCAATAAAATTGATAATGTGTATCAGTATTTTAAGCTGTATAATGATAAGCTCTGCGAGGAAAGCGTTTGGAGTGCGAATAAGACGGATGACGTTGTCACCTTTCCAATCGAAATCACGAACGGCGCATTAACCAAGAAAGATCTTGATGCAATTAAGCATCTTAACCACATAAAATCAACTCAAGAAAATTGGGTTCTTCCCGGCACAACCAAACACAACAAAAAGAAAACTACCCATTCAGTTAGTTGCACGATCCTCGTGGAGAAAGACGAGTGGGACAAGGTAGCTGAATATCTTTACGAGAACAGAGATTTTTTTGCTGCTGTTTCCTTACTGGCTGCTACTGGAGACAAGGATTTTAAACAAGCCCCGATGGAGAGGGTCTCGACAGAAAAAGACGAGAAGCTTTTCGACAGACTATCATCCTCTATGTCCAGAGTAGACTATACAGCTCTACAAGAAGCACATGACGAAACGACCCTACAAACTAACTTAGCGTGCGCTGGAGGCAATTGCGAAATAAATTAAAGGGTAATATTCCCCAGAGAGTAGGGTTCTATTCCCCAACGTTTTTTAAAATAAATAAAAAAGTAACAAAACACTAGGAATAAACGTCTCTGTGTTTGGCACGATAATTGCAGTGTAATATACATTATGTTCATTAAAAGAATTCTTAAGATTGGGCTGGTTGCTGTTATGGCGTCAGCGTTAACAGTTTCAGCTCAGGTCCCTAAGCCTGCGCCTAAACCAGATAAACCTGAAAAGGAGAAGCCTGAGCGCGGTGGCAAGAAATTTGATCCAGCTAAAGTTAAAGAGCGCCTTAAGGCTGCTTTTGAGAAGCGCAAGAAGCATCGTGGTGATGCCAAGAAAAAAGGCCACAAAGTTAGTGATCGCAAGAAAAAAGATGGCGGCTTTGGTAAACTCATAAGAGACGACGCTAAGGTCAAAGAACTGCGCGAGGCCTTCAAAGAGGCCGCTAAAAAGCAATGGACCGGCTTCGACAAAGATAAGTGGAAAGACGCCACAGACGACGAGAAAAAGGCCCTAAGAGAGCAAATGACTGCTTCTAGGAAAGAATGGATGGAAACAATGAAAAGCCATCGCAAAGAAGTTCATGCTCGCATAAAAGAGATTCGTGAAGAGTTTAAAAATAAGCGCGATGAAGTCATCGACGGAAACGACCCAAAACCATAATTTTATGAACAAATATATTAAACTAATTATTGTAGCAGCTTTACTGCTAGGAGGTGTTAGTATCGCTCAAGCCGACCGTCACGGTGGTCACAGCAAAACTAACAGAGTAGACAAAGTTAAAGGCAAGCCAGCGCCTAAGAAAGCTAACCCAGCAGAAGTCAGAAAGAAGAGGCACGCTCTTGCTGCCAAGAAAATCAAAGATGGCGTCAAGGCTGGTAAGATTACAGAAAAGCAAGCCAAGGAGAAACTAGCAGCCCTAAGAAAGAGTTATGTTTCAGGGGCTAAGGGATCAAGTCGTAGGCCTTCGCGCGAAGACCTTGTCAAGAAGTTCGATAAGAACAAAGACGGTAAGCTAGATGAAAAAGAGCGCGCAGCAGCGCGAAAGGCTATGGAAGCCAGAACCAAGAAAAGAGGGGAAAGCAGGCGAGGGAAAAGCAAAGGGCGCAAATCTCGCAGAAAGTAGACCCCACACCCATGTGTTTTAAGGTATCAAAGCAGTCATGTGTTTTAGCATAGTAAAGCGCTAGATGCTTTTTAGAATATTAACACGTGGCTTAAAACGAGAGGGAGTTTCGGCTCCCTCTCTCTTTTTGCTTGACCTAGGTGTAAGTATACTATATAATAGACATATCAGATAAATGATTGAAAATACATTTACCAAAGACAAAAGACTCGAAGAAAATAAAGAACTTCATACCAAAATAGGGAAAACATGGTTCATAGATATAGATGGAACCATTTTAAAAGCCCAGTCAAACGCCAAGCTAGACAGAATGATAGCTCAATTTGGAGATAAATCTCACACACAGGAGCAAACCCTACCATCTAGCAAGCACTTTTTAAAAAAGATCCCTAAAAGAGACACTATTATTTTGACCACAGCCAGAGACAGAAAACATAAAGAACACACGGACAAGACACTCAAGCACCTAGGCGTTAGGTATGACGATGTTATTTATGACTTGAGATCTGGCGCTAGAATATTAGTAAATGATGTTAAACCCAGAGGGGCTATCCAAAATGATCATGAAATAAAAACAGCTTTTGCAATAAATCTCAAAAGAAACCAAGGTCTACAAAAGGAGCACTTAGATGAATATCTCAGAATTTGAACGCAATAAGCCTAGAAAAACAATGGCTTTCATAAACAAACTTATAAAAAAATATAAAAGAATTTGGCGTAACCATGAAATGATGGATGACGACGACGCTACTAAAGTAGAGATGGCACATGATTTTGAAAGAGAGCTGCAAGAATTAAAAAAAATATTTAAATCTGGAGAATAATGCAAGTAAAATTAATAGCGCTGACGAAACCATTGGCCCTTAGGGATGTAGGCAGCCCTGAGGATCTAATAGCTTATTGCGCTAGAGTAAGCAATCCAGAGAACCAAAGCAAATCCGAGACAGCCCCAAAGCTGATAAAGTTTTTAATCAAACACAAGCACTGGTCCCCATTCGAAATGGTTGACATGACCTTAGAGATTAAAACAAGCAGAGCTATAGCCGCTCAAATACTTCGCCATAGAAGTTTTAGTTTCCAAGAGTTTAGCCAAAGATACTCTAAAGCCGAAACCTTAGAAGCTTTAGAGCTTAGAAAGCAGGCAGAGAAGAACCGCCAAAGCAGCACTGACGTTTTTGAGGATTCCCAACTCCTAGCCAAAGTCAGGGAACATACAGCCAAGAGCGTCTCCCTATATAAAAACCTTATTGAAGCTGGCGTAGCAAAAGAGTCAGCCCGTATGATACTCCCACTAACCACAGAGACCACAATGTATATGAAAGGCAACCTAAGAAGCTGGATTCACTACATTGATCTAAGGACGAAAGAGAACACACAAAAAGAGCATAGAGATATAGCAAGTGAGTGCAAGAGAATATTTAAAAATGAATTCCCTAACGTATCTGAAGCTATATGGGATTTAGAAACATGATCTCTAATAAAAAAATACTAATAATTGCAATTGCTGGCCTATTAATGGGTTGGCTGCTAGTTACCTCTCTATCGGGAGCGTATCCAGCTTTTGGAAACAAAGCAGTCGACCCAGATGTAGAGGTTTTGATTCCCGGTATGGTCTGCCCCTCTTGTGCCGTTGGTATTAAAATAGGATTTAAGAAAACTAAAAAAGTTAAAAATTTAGAAATGATTACTAAAAAAGAGATCATTCTCTTAGAGTATTGGGGTCCGGAAATACACCCTACTCAAATTCGTAAAATTGTGAAGTCCGCTGGCTACGAAGTAAAATCTATAAAATGGTTGAAGAAAAAAGAACCTAATAGATATAACAAACCGTGAATCTAGTTAATGACATTCCAATAACCAATGATGATTTCCAGCACATATCATGTGTTATAGAAATAGCCAAAGGGACTAATACAAAATATGAATACAACGAAAAGTATAATATCTTTGAATTAGAAAGATGTTTGGTATCTTCTCTCCAATACCCAATAAATTACGGCTTCGTAACTCAAACATATGCTCTTGACAGAGACCCCTTGGATGTGCTAGTATTTAACCATGACCCAATTGATAGAGGCAGTTTAGTGAAGTGTAGGCCGCTGGGGGTACTTGACTTCGTAGATGACGAAGAAGTTGATTACAAGCTAATTGTGGCCCCGCATTGGTCACCTACTGCTAAGTATAGCACCTTGGATGGAATAGAAGACAGTCACTTAAAAATATTTAAACAGTTTTTTAGGATCTATAAAATAGATAGAAGTTCAACAAGTAAAGTTGGAGAATGGAAGAACGGAAAGAAAGCTTTGTCAGTTGTAAAAGAAGCACACGATAGATGGAAAGGAAGAATGCCTTATGGGAATGTTTGATGACATAACAGTGCCGAAGTCTTATTTAAAGGGCTTACTCACAAAAGAGCAGGAGAAGCTAATAAACGACAACAACTACCAAACCAAAAGCTTGGAAAATGCCCTACGCCGATATAAGATTTACAAACAAAAGCTCTTTATAAATGATAGAGACGTAGTACTCCAAGAAAAGGAAGACAGTAAGTGGGTGCCTGTAAAGTACACAGGAGAAGTCCTTTTTTATAACAATATTAAAGACGGAAAAGGGAACCAGCATTGGGTAGAATTTCGGTTTATATTCTTAAATGGGAAACTCGACGCCAAGTACTTAGAAGAATTTTTTATAGGTAAAACTATCGGGGAGATAGAAGAAGAAAACAGGAAATGGAAAGAAGCGCGGATAAAGCAACTTAAATACGAGAGTACTTTCGAGTACAAATTTTATTTTTTTATTTTTAAAATCTTAACTAAATTATTATATAAGGTTCGCGTGAGAGTAGACCCACACTCTTACGATTATGGTACTAGGAAAATAGAGTAACCATGAACTTCCCACAAAAAGGATATAAAGATTTAGTGGACGATTGTCCAGATATACCAGCGGACACCTGCCCACATATCGATAAAGCTGGAGACTATATCGATAAAACTCATCAACTCTTAGAAGAATTAAGAGACCAAAACGAAGCCTTACGAGAAGTTGGGAAATATTGGAGGACCACATCTATACATTTACTGCAAGAATTGTGCAAACTTAATAAACACACAAACAAGCTGGAAAATGAATGATGAAAAACTTTTGGTCAAACGCTCACTCGGTTTCTTTGCTGGTAGTGAACCCCTTGTTGGTAATAATTTACTACTTACTGATTTTAGGCATATCACTGATGCTGAGTGTCGCCAGTATATTTTGCGACAAGCGTAGTAGAGTGTAATAATATAAAATGAAAAAATTAATATTAGTCTTTTTTGCGGTGTCCCTCCAAGCTGGAGAGACAAATATTTACGAGTCAATTGTTAAGAGAAATGCTTTTGATCTGACGGCTGAGTTACCAAAGCCAATTTTACCTCCCGTAGCTCAGGTTTTGAAGCCTAACGTATATCTAACAGGGCTGACACATTTCAAAAATGTTAGAAAAGTTCATTTAGTCTTGAGGCCCATCGGAGGGCCTGACAAATTTATATCCCTCGCAACAGATGAGAGGCAATACAATATAGAATTGAAAAAGATAAACAAAAATTCCGCTTTAATTTTAAACAATGGAAGTGAAGAGTTGGTGTCTTTTGAAAACAACAGCCTACCTACAATAGTAACAAAAGCTCCAGTAAAAAAAGTATTAATGGATAGAAGTTCCTCTAAATCTTCAAAAGGCAGAGAGAGCAGTAAAAAAGAAGAGAAAAAGTCAACACCTGTTCCAGCGGGACCTAGTATTATAAAAGTTCCATCAAGGAATAAAGGAATTGCCGATCCCAGAATGCAGAAAGCGATGGAAAGAGGATTAGAATATCTTAACAAAATGGAAGACGGCGAAAAGAAAGACTACCTGCTTAAAAGAATAGAAAGCTTGCAGTCTGGACAGTATCAAATAAAGTCTAATATAGATCAGAACGAAAGACGCCGTCAGTATGACGAATGGAAGAAGCGCAACTCTAAGTGAATATTAAAAAAGAGTTCTTAATAGAATTTGTCAACCTTGTCAATGAGTGCTGCGCTGTTATGGATGATGGCCTTGTAGCAGAATGGTTAGATAGACCCAACCCTGATTTAAACATGGAAAAGCCCATAGAACTATTCATGCATGAAGTAGGAAGAGATAAAATTTATAGGCTTTTGTACTTTATCGAAATAGGAGAGGCCGACTTATGAGCAAATGTTCTAAATGCAAAAAACCCACCGAAGAAATTTACTTGACATGGTTACAAGTTAAAGGTAAAATGAGGGTATACTGCAATGACTGTATTAGCAAAAGCAAAAAAAGTGGATAAGGACTGGGGTTATGAAATATGGATGGCCAACAACGAAGAAGAGAACTATTGTGGTAAAATCTTATATATTAAATTTGGGCACTCAACCTCCATGCACTTTCATGCCAAAAAGCACGAGACTTTTTACATCCTAGAAGGAGCATTAGAAGTAGAGCTAATAGATACCATAAGCACTAACAAATATACAAAGGTTATAAACGAGGGAGAAGTATTTGTTTTAGATAGGCTTATCCCACACAGGCTAATACCCAAAGGCGGAGATGTAAAGTTTGTAGAGGTCAGCACTTTCCATGAAGATAGTGACAGCTACCGAGTATATCGCGAGGCTCCCCAAAATTTTTCAATTACATAGAAAGGAAGTAAAAAATGCCATTCAAAAAAACTAGCCCCATACCAAGAGGAGCAACCCATATTAGAATAGTAACACCAGAAGGCAAAACCGCCGAGTCTGACGTAAAAAATATAGATTGGGTTTTTAGTTATCCTTATAAGTGTCCCGGCAAATTAATCTTTTTAAAAAAAGAAAGAAGTAGTTTCAAAGAATTAGGTTCGATTGACTTTAATGGTGAGTGGCCACCACAAAAAGAGCCACAAGTAATAACATAATAAATAATAAAACATAATGAATGACTTCTTAAGTTATAAATATATGATCACGCCGGGGGTCTTAAAGGCCCTGAGTTACGTAACCATGGTTGTCGCAGTTGCCGTAGGCCTGTTTACCGCCTTTACAGCAGACGCTGTGGGAGGAATCGCCGTAGCAGTATTGGGGCCAGTAGTAGTCCGCATTTACGCGGAGCTAATGTTGGTTGTCTTTGAAATACACAACGAGCTCAAAAAAGCTAACGGAAGCTAAGCTTGACTAAGTTAGCCCCGATAGCTCAATTGGATAGAGCATCTGCCTTCTAAGCAGAGGGTTGCCGGTTCGAGTCCAGCTCGGGGCACCATAAACATTCAAAATTGAGTCCTCGTCTATTAAGAACTAAAGAGATACTAGAAAGGCTAGAGAAGCAAAGCTATTGCAGGATTCAGCCTTCTAAAACTCACGGAGTAGGGGTATTTGCAATCAAGGAGATTCCCTCAGGGGTTTCTCCTTGGTTTACCCCGAACCACCATTTTTTCGGGGGAACCATAAGGATCTCAAGTAACGAGATAGGCAAGCTTGATGAGCCGGTTCGCCAAATGCTACTCGACTATAACCTAGTAAGTGATAAGGGGCTTTTTGTACACCCTTGCGAGCTGGAAGTTTTGCATATAACACAGTTCCTTAACGCCTCAAAAGACCCAAATCTTGATGTAAGCCTAGAGAGGGAAGACCCATTTAAAACTATTAGAGAAATAAAAATTGGGGAAGAGCTAACGGTCGACTATCAGAAAGACTTACAGCATACCAGCCTCAAATATAATTGTAAGTATGAGTGATTTAATTTAATACATTAATGCGCTCGACGTATTTTAAGTTGTCATTAAACACTCGGTTTTAGCTACAGAAAGCTTGTCCTTAGTCAAAGTATTTAAAAAGATTACAACACAATTAGAAAAAGAGGGCAAAAGCCCCAATAACTAAGTATGAAAAGAAAAAACCATGATATTCTTCCTGAGGAGTACGAGGAAGACTATATGGTCTGGTTTTGGTGATGAACACATGGGATGACGATAAAGATTATGTGATGAAAATAAGCCTAATAGACACAGATTATGCCTATGTGAGCTTTGCCGACCAAGCCAAAGTATCCATCAGATCCAAAGAGGGCAGAGAATACAATGTTCGATGGTACAAAAGAGAAAAAATTTCCGATAAATACGCCGAGGTTGGCAGAATGGATCTACAAAACAGCCGATGGGGAGCCTACCCTATCCGCGATATAGAAGAATGGAAGATAGAGCTTTGGCAAGGAGACGATATGGTTCGTATTTTTGACAACCGCTTGTCAAATAATCCAGTTATATTAATAGCTAAAGCAAAAGCAGGAAAGACACCAGACTTCGAACAAATAAAAAAGTACTGCTCAGATAAAGTAAGTGAATTTAATTGTAAGTTATTTGTATATTTTGAAAATAGCCAGCAGTTCGACTTCTCTGGCTTGAGCTTCCAGCCACTAAGGATGAATGACGACATACCTAACATGTATTGCGGAGTAGAGAAAGAATTTTAAATGGACAGTTTACTTTATAGCAGAGATAACGTTTTACCCAAAGAGTTTTGTCAATTTGTAATTGATAAGTTTGAGCAGTCTAAGGACAAAAAGCCGGGGATATCCGGGGGAGGAACCAATAAACTCATAAAAGAGTCTACAGATTTAATGATAGCCTCGCAACTCGAGGACAAAGACTGGAAGTATATATATGATTACTTAAGGGAAGTATTACTACATTCACTAGTTGAATATATGAGCTTGCATCCATTTTTAGTAAGGACCCCCGAGCATCAATTCTCAAGCAAACTTAGTTTAGTTAGGACCTGCCAAGGTAGATTTTCCGCTTCTAGCAAAGGTGATCCCCATATGCAGATGCAAAGATACGTAGACGAAGAAGGTTATCACGCTTGGCATTACGAAAACGAAATCTCAGATAATTCTATGAGAGATAGGCAAATGGCTTTCTTGTGGTATCTGAACGACGTTTTTGACGGAGGGGAAACAGAATTCAAATATCAAAAAAACGATTTAAACCAAAATATTAAAGTTGAAGCCAGAGCTGGTCGCGGTAATATATTCCCAGCTTTCTGGACTCACGTACATAAAGGCAATAAGCCTCGAAACGGACAAACAAAATATATAATAACAGGGTGGATAGAATTGGTTGAGCCAGAAAATGTTTCACGTGAAATATCTGAAGACTTTTTTGTATGATGGTCTTAGAGCATAGCCCTCCAATCATAATCCAGACTAGCAAGTTTTCTAATTTTGAAAAATACCTATCGTCACTTTCTAAGTCTTGTTCTTATGCAACCAAGCGAGCCTTAACAAAAGTTTCAAAAGCTTACCCCGAAATAAAATATGAACCCGTAAACTTTGACCCAAAAGAATGCAGGGAGTTTATGGATCTCTGGTCGGACTGCAATAACTGGAGTTGGGGCGATTGGTATTCAAAAGAAGAGCTTCAAGACCTACACAATAGAGGCATACTGCATTGTTTTAGTTGTGGAATCGCTTATCATTTTGTTTTGAAATGGGGAGATTATGTTTATTGCAACTCTCCCTTGTACGACACAAAACAATTCAAGGAGATAGGTATTGGTAAATGGATGTGGATTAAGCTAATTGAATATTCAATTAACAATAAGTGGGGTGAGTATATAGACCTAATGGGGCCAGAGGGCTTCAACACTTTCGGAGAGGTCATCGCAAGCAGAGACAAAACAAACGAACCGGGAGATTTTGGCTATAAATGGAGTCTTATACCAGAAGATATAAAAGAAGGAAGAGATAATACCCTTGACCATTTAGAGATAGTATCAGAGAAAACCTTTTGCTGGAAAGGGGTCAGCTTGCCCCCAAAACCTGACAAACTGCTAGTCGTAGCTCATCCAGACGATGAAGCTATATTCTTTGGAGACTGGCTTGTAGAGAACGGCAGAAGAACTAAGGTTGTTTGTCTTACATCCTCAATGGACTTCGATGATTGGTACGAAGATAAAGATAGAACTAGGTTTAAGGAGTTAAAAGACAGCCTCAAGCAAGCTGGAGTCAAATATTTTGAGTGTCTAGGACTAGAAAGACCTTCACTAAATCCGTTTGTTAATAAAGAAGATTATAAAAATGCTTTAAAAAGAATTAATTCGGAGACAGAGTGGCAGCAAGTCGTAACTCATAATCAATACGGAGAGTATGGACACATGCAACATATAGAGACCCATGATATAGTCAAAGAGGTGTTCCCTAACGACAAAATACACGTTTACAAAAACTCAACAACGAAGCTGCCAACAAACAGAAAACAAATACTAATTGACCAGCATGTAAGTCAGCAAAAACATTGCGTAAATGAAATAAGGAATAGTGAGTGGACAGGTTCAGACTGGTACAAACATACAGTTGGTAAAAATATGATTGACTACGAGTCAATCGAAAAGTTGGAGAACGTTAAAACATCCTTACAGGTAGTCTCCTATTGGGGAGGAGACAGAGATCATCTTACTTTTGATTTTATATTTCTGCTGTCGGGAGAGCTTAAAGCAAGAGGCCATAGACATGTAATTTCAAGAGTCTACAATAGTTGGCCTTGGGAGCCGGATGTATTTATGGTTCATAGGCGGGAGGACGCAAGAGAGTGTGCGAACAACAACAGGCCATACTTTTTTATGATATACGACGACGAAGTTTTAAACGCGCCCTCAGAAGAAACAATTAAAGAATATAAAGACTTAATAGATAAATCGGTAAAAAGTTTTGTGCAAACTCGTAAAGTTAGAGATATGATAGGAGACAGAATAAACTTAGTTTGGGTTCCTTTATTTAGAAACTGGCCTATTCTTACTAAAAAACTAGAAGCTCATTTACTTATGGGCTTAGTGTCCTTAGAGAAAAATGAGTAAAAAAAATAAACCAAAGAATAAAGGTTACTACGTCAAGGACGGAGAAAAGGTTTCTACGAAAAGGAAACATAGCGAGACTTACAATAACGAAACCTATAAGCATGTAAAAGAGGGCGGCGCGGTAGGTGCAGCCGGAAAAGGAGACGCCGACAGAACATCGGACAGGGGAGAGTTTAGAGATAACTACGACAAGATATTTAAAAAGCAATGAGTCCTAAAATAGAAGAAGGGAGAGAAAATTACTCTATCATTAGAGAAGCAATGAATCCTAAAATAGAAGAAATTAGGGGAGAGAAAATTACTCTATCCCTTGGGCTTGCCCACAATCAAGCTGCCGTAGGTACAAAGAAAGACGGACAGGTTGACTTTAAAATTACTAAACTTAACGGGGACGTTATTCATTCTGGACAGGTAATTTGGAATGGTGCTCAGCTTTGGGTATCGCATCCACATATAATATTTGATAGGTATATAAAGATAGATATTAAATATAACAACCAACAGGTCGTTCTAGAGTATGACCAAAAATACAACAACTATGAACATTTAAGTAATTTTTACACAGAAGAAGAGATAGAAGGTTTCAATTACGAAAAACCAAAAAAACTTGCCAAAGGATCAACTGACCTAGTGTTTTCGTCGCCTTTTGATCACATAGAACACGCAGGAGAAGATGAAGAGGCAAGAAGAACCGTCGTGTTTTTGTCTTACGGACACGGACAAGGAGATGCATTGTTATTCGAGCCCACCCTAAGAAAGCTTTCTCAATCTCTAAATAGGAAGATATCCGTGGTAACGAAGAGGCCTGAGATGTTGTTTAACCATCCTTGTATTGAAGATTTATTCTTACTTGATATGCCATCTGTGGAATACTGTAAGCGAAGCCACGATATCTTCCGTAGAGAAAAAAACTTTGATGTTTTAATAAGCAGGCCAAATATAAATATACCTTTTAGGTGGGCAGCTTACGCCCATACGGAACGTTCTGCTCACTTTTTAGGTTTTTGCTTGAGAAAAGACGAGAGGAACATGAAATTTTTTCCTATAAAAAATCAAGACTATAGCTTTTTAAAGAATTACGTTGTCTGTTCAATTAATCTATCTTCTCCGATTAGATTCTGGAGCTTTGATAAATGGAATAAACTTTTTAGCCTTTTAAATAAGCATGGCATAAAAGTAGCTGTTATTGGCACGCCTAATCTACCCGCCAAAGATCTCGGGCACGTAAGATCAAAATTCAGAGCCAACCACTCAGAAGATTTAGATATGTCTAATGTTTTAGATCTTACATATAAAACTGTTGAGGAAAATTATAACATAATAGATTCTTGTAAAGCCCTCGTTACAACAGACACAGCTAGTCAACACTTATGCGGCGCTACAGACACTTGGCTTTTCCTTTTAGGCACTGCAGTTCACCCAGAAGTTACCATGCCGTGGAGGCAAGGCTCCCAAGAATATAAAGCTGTTAATATCTCTGGAGATTGCGTTTTGTACTGCTCCTCCAATCTCTCTTATAGTTACGAGCCGGATAAAGTTTTTTCCACTAAAATGGGTTACAAAAGGACTAATGTGTCCTCTTACGCTTTAGTAGATGATGCGTGTTTAGAACATTTTGACGAGCCTTCTTGTCACCCACAACCCGAGAAGGTCTTCAAAGAAGTTTTTAAAATTTATAAATAAAATGAAAGTTGCAATTTGCTTTGCGGGCATACCGTATTATATAAAACAGAACCAGAGATACTGGCAAGAGACCATCGAGAAATATGACGCTGATGTTTATGCTAGTTTATGGGACGAGGAGAACATCTACCAAGAGGGAGATACCATAGAGGCTTTTAAAGATGCTTACAACCCTATCAAGCTAGAAGTAGAGAGCCAAGACGCTTTTATGAAAAGTTTTTCATCTATTAATCAAGAGTATCTATCCTCACCTAATTATTTCAATGAAGCTATGCACTTCGCACACAGGAGCGGCAGGCCTTACTCTACATTTTATAAGATATGGAGAGCTAATTTGTTAGCTTCAGAAAAAGAATACGATGTAGTCGTTAGAGCCGAGACCTGTAGTTCTTATCCAGACTTGAATATCGTGATGGAGGATAACCTGAGCATTCCATATTGGCATCACGTTTATTGGCAGGGTGGCTACAATACTACCAACTTAAATAACTGGATGGTTTTCGGGCCTCAATATCTTATGGACTACTATTGCGCCGTTTTTTTAAAACTAAGAAAGTATTACGACGAGTGCTTTATTCAACCAATAGAGAGCGTAGTGAATCATCATTTGATGCAACGGCCAAATATTAAGTTAAGACTTTTTTTTACAAAAATATTTAGAAAAGGGGTCATAAATTGGAATGGTGGAAAATATAACGAGTCTGTAATTCTACCGAGCCCTTGGTACGATACCATAAGCACCCTCGGCAACTCCGACAAAGAACTTGCTGACGAATTCTATAAAGGCATTGAGACTTTTGATACCAGCATACTAAACAAAAGGGCTGAAGTACTAGATTTACATAAAATGGCCAAAAAGCCGATACAAATAAAAAGATCAGATTTTAATGCAGATGATCACAAAGAAGATGAGTACCAAAAAGTGCACCTCTTTAAACCTAAAGATAAAGCTGACAAGGATTTTTCTAAACCAATAGAAGATCAGGATGGAAATTGGATAAGCGAAGATAATTGGATATCATACAAGAAGACCATGAAAGAATATAGTTGACCTTTTCTAAAGAATTTGCTATAATATAATATAGATATATTGGAACTATGCCCAGAAAGAGAAAAATCAAATCCGAAATGGCCAGAAGATACCAAGCAGCTTACGACAAAGTTTACAAGGAGTATCCATTATGGAAAAAACAGGCAATAGAAGAAGATTGCCCTAGAATGAAAAGCCAGTTTGCCGAAGAGGTCATCCATATTGCAGAGTTAGAAGAAATAAAGGAACCATAAAGTGTATTATTTAACAGATTTAGAGGAACTAAACAAAAGAGACGCGGAATTAAGATTAAATGATTATTATTTTTTCCGTACTGGCTTCTCGGATGAAGAGTGCGCAAAGATAATCAAAGACAACGTTGATAATCTAACCGTCTCGCCACAAGAACACACAAACCAAGATAAGCAAAACAAATCCTGCGATATAGGCTTTTCCCAAGGAAGTCTTTGGATTTATGATAAAATTTGCCAGTTAGCCCGAGGAGCGAATAGAAGCTCTTGGGATTTCTTGGTAAACGGTATATGCGAAAACATAGAACTAATAGAATACTCAGGGGAAACAAAAGACTCTGATGCGCCAAGAATAGATATAGGAAACAACTTCAACCCCAACTTCAAACAATACAGGAAAATAAGTTTTTATGTTGCTTTAAATAACCCAGAAGAATATGAAGGCGGGGAACACTTAATACATAATTACGGAACTCCTGTTTATGCAGAAAAAAATCTGGGCTGTTGCGTGCTCTTTCCCTCTTTTATGCTTAATGGCGTAACGCCCGTCACCAAAGGAAAAAAATATTGCCTAAGGGGGTATATATTTGGCCCACATTTTAGATAATGAGATACGAAAACAATGAAGATGCCTTTTACAAACTAAAACAAGGAATCAAAGATAAGCCTTTAATAGCTGAAATAAAAGTTCGCAAAGGTCAAGCTATATTAACTTTTGATAAGTTTAATATTTTTGACAATCCATTTTTGTCAAAAAATGCAGGTAACAATTGGTTAAGAATAAATTATACACTCAACAAAAAAACTAAAACAAAAATAGAAAAAATTAAATGTGTCTTGGAAGTACAAGGACATCCTTTTAAAAGTGAAGAATATCCCTTACAAAAACTCTTACTAATGGACGGGGGTTGGAAATATTACACACACAGACTCATTGGAGCCGCTGGTGATGAATTTGGAGTAAAAGTCTATGGGTAAATCTGTTTTCAGTTTTTTTACTGGCTCTCATGATGCCAACATTTCGGTCACTACCGGCAAGAACGACATATACATCATAGAACTAGAGAGAATTTTTGGCAATAGATATTTTAACTTTGGCGCTCTTATACAAAAAGAAGACTATGCACCCTTTTGTAATTACATACGCAACATCTTAAAAGAAAGAGGGCTACCTTTAACCTCACAAGTTTTTGATGTGGGGATATTCGAATGGTATACATCAGAAACTATCATAGACTTTATGGTTGACTTCTTTTCTATTTCAGAAGTTCACATGAAGGGTGGTAAAGAAGATTTTTGTTACCACCATAGGTCCCACGCTGCAAATGCTTTTTATTCTAGTGGTTTTGAAGAAGCTTTAGTAGTTAGCAATGACGGCTTCGGAAATGACGGAACATTCTGTGTGTACGAAGTCAGTAAATCTAACCCTAATTTCACCCAAATAAACGAATTTGTAATGCATACCTACCCGACTAAGTACGCGAACTGTGGTAGGTTTATATCAGAAATAAAAAAGAAGGCTGGGCCAATCTTGAATAACTTAGCCAATGCAGGTAAAATAATGGGCCTATCTGCCTATGGTTCTTTTAATAAAGATTACTATAAGCGCATAAATAATTACTTTAGATCAGAGGGGGATAATGGCATCGAAGAGGTTACTCCAGAATTTCTTAAAGAGTTCTCTGACTTTGAAGCAAACTGTTTAAAAGGTAAAGACTCCTACGATTTTGCTTACTGCGCTCAGTTAGTCTTTGAAGAGTGTTTTTTTGAAAAATTTTATAAATTTTTTGACGAGGAAAAACATAAAAATGTGTGCCTGACAGGAGGCGGCGCTCTCAATGTGGTCGCCAACGAAAAACTTAGCAAAAGACACCCAAATAATAATTTCTTCGTGCCTTCCTCTCCGGGGGATAGCGGATTATCTTACGGTATGATCGCTGGCTATCTTAAGGACGCAGTAATACCTGACCCTATGTATTCTGGCTGCGAGATCTTAGACAAAGGCTCTTTGCCGTACATATTAGACCAGAGAGCTTGGAGAAAAGCAGAGCCTAGCCTTATAGCCGAAGAGTTGAGCAAAGGCAAAATAATAGGGGTATGCAGGGGCAATAGCGAGACGGGGCCAAGAGCCTTGGGCAACAGAACTATACTAGCTGACCCAAGGAGCCATACAGCAAAAGATGAAATAAACCATAAAGTCAAATTCAGAGAGTGGTACAGACCCTTTGCGCCGATTTGCAAACAAGAAGAGGCAAATAAGTATTTCGAAACATCTAGTAACGCTTGCTATAAGTATATGTCTTTCAGCCCCAACGTAAGAGAAGAATATAAAAAACTACTACCGTCTGTGACTCATGTAGATGGCTCATCAAGGCTACAAACATTGACTAGAGACCAAAATGATTATATATATGACATACTAGACAGCTTTGAACAAATAACTGGCATGCCTATACTTATCAATACATCTTTTAACACAAGAGGCAATGCCATACTAACAAGATATCTAGAAGCTATAAAAGTATTAGATTCAACAGGACTAGATGGAGTAATATTAGAAGATTATTATATTTGTAAGGACACCTCAGATTAAGAATGGATAACAAAGCAGCCGTACAAATAGCCTACTTTATATCTAGCAAACTTAGAGATAAAGGGGTTGATGTATGGCTAGACTATGGATCAGCTTTGGGAGCGGTAAGAGATGGAGGTATACCAGAGTCAGATGACGATATTGACATGGGTGTATGGCTAAAAGATTGGAAAGCCATAGAGGAACTTTTTTCTAAACCCGCTCCATTTCCTTGCAGGGTTAAATTTATAGGTTGTTACTCAGGGGGCTTCTTTCTTACCATAAAAGAGCCAGAAGGAGCAAAGCCATTTAAAGTAGATGTCTTGCCTTTTGATATAAATGACAACCACGGGTGGCTGAGTGGCGACGGTATAAGGAGTGCCCCTTGCTGCTATCAAAGAGCTTTTCGCAGTAAAGCCTATTATCAAAAAAATCTCAAAACTATACAGTTCGAAGGAAAAGAGTTTCTAGTTTCTAAATATGTAGAAAAATACTTAGACTATATATATGAGGATACTGGAGGTGACTGGAGAACTACATTTGTGGGGCCAGAAGAAATAAGTAAAATGAATTGGGAAGGAGGGCTAAAGTCTTATAATTATAAAGATAAGATAACCGGCTGTGCCGAGGGCGTGTTCGACCTCTTTCATATAGGTCATGTTAGATTATTTAGAAAAATGAGAGATATATTTGATCGCGTGGTTGTTTCTGTAAATTCTGACGAACTTACGACTAGTTTTAAAAAATCTCCACCTATTATCAGCTTTGAAGATAGAGTTGAAGTAATAAAGTCATGTAAATATGTAGACGATGTAATCCCCTACCCTTTCCAAAAATACCCCATTGCAAAAGAGGCTGAGACTAAATATATTAAATGGATGGAAGCAAATAATATAGACTATATGATTCATGGCAAGGGCGATGAAAATTGGCTAAAAACATGGTATTCAGAACCCATGAAAGAAAGCAGACTATTACTATTAGACGAGACAAAAGATTATCACTCAAAAGATATAAAAGAAAGAATAAAAAATGTATCAGTATAAAGCAAAATTAATTAAAGTAGTGGACGGAGATACAGTAGACGCACTGATTGACTGCGGCTTCAGCACCTTCAAGAAGGAGCGCGTTAGACTGCTCGGCATAGACGCACCAGAGAGCCGCACCAGAGACAAAGCAGAGAAGAAAAAGGGGCTCGCAGCTAAGGCCAGACTAAAAGAGTTAATTAAAGAAGGCAAAAATGAATTTATCATAGAGACATCAATAGACAAGAAGGGTAAGTACGGTAGACTTCTAGGAAAAATTCTTCCGTTACATAAAAAGGAGCTAGTAGTAGAAAGCCCAAGTAGAAAAGGGATGATGGTAAAAGCAGTGGACTCTAGGAGCTATAACCAAGTCCTATTAGACGAAGGGCACGCGACAGAATATTTTGGAGGAAAAAAGAAATGAGCTTAGAAAAAGAAATAAATGATATATTAGATAGAATACAAGAAGAAAAGAAGCAAATAAATTTTGATAGTCCCAGCGCAAGAGAGGTTATTGCCGACACCATAGCGCGAGACCTAAAGAAAAAATCTGACAGAGGACAGAAGTATCAGTCTGATGCTGGTAGTTTGATATTCTAATGAATAAGGGAAAAAAAGGAAAAGAAACTTATAAGTATGATAAAATTTACTCTCGTAAAGGAGAGTTTTATTTCTTAGATGGAAATGTCTCCTCATGGGTAAACGCTAACGAGTTCTTGAGAGGGTGCTGGCTTGAGTACGGTCACGCAGTTGAAGGTAAACAAAATATTGAAGCTATACTTGAATTAAAACCTAGAAACATAATTGATATAGGTTGCGGCGGGAATGAGTTTTGTCAACTTATGAAAAATTCCGGAATCCCTAACTCTATAGGAGTAGATTGCTCCTGTCCGGACGCTGATATAATTGCATCTGCACACGACCTTTCTTCGATTAACGACAAAGCATACGATCTATTGGTGTCGTTTGACGTTATGGAACATCTTCCCGAAGAGGAGGTAGTTCCTGCTTTTAAGGAGTTCTCTAGAATTGCTAACAGAATGTTCATCAAGGTGTCTCTTTCTGACATTGCTTCATCTATTGACAACGAAGTTTTACACACCTGCGTCAAGCCTCATTGGTGGTGGGTAGATCGAGCTGAAGTATATTTTAAGGCAGTTAAATGGTCGTACGATACCACTAGTATTATCATACAAGCAGAAAGCAAACAATAAAAATGATAACAATAGCAACAAACGGGTGTTTTGACTTGATTCATGCTGGCCATGTTTCTTTTTTGCGAGAAGCCAGAGAGCTTGGAGACTACCTTATTGTTGGATGCAACAGTGACCGATCAGTTAGAGAGTTAAAAGGCTCTACTCGCCCCATAAATAATGAAAAAGACAGGAAAGCTGTTCTTGAAGCTATAAGATGGGTAGATGAGGTTCGAATATTTGATGAAACAGATGCTTGTAATTTTTTAGAATCAACAAAACCAGATATTTATGTAAAAGGCGGAGATTACTTTGGTAACTGGGAAAAGAAATGCCCCGTGGCTACAAGAGAGCGGCTTGCGGTAGAAAAGAACGGGGGAACAGTTAAGCTACTAAGCCTTACAAAAGGAAAATCTACAACATCGCTAATTGATAAGATAACAGGCCAACTAAATTTGCAGTATCTATGAGATATGAGTAAAGAAATGCCAAATAAACATAAGATTATATGGTGGTCTATTATATTAATTTTAATAATATTAAATTGTGCATTGGCGGCTAAGTATTTAGTTTGACATTTTATGAGTAAAGTATTAGTAGTGGGAGAAAGTTGCGAAGATGTGTTTGTTTATGGCTCTGCCTCTAGGCTTTGCCCAGATGTTCCGGCTCCAGTTTTTAAGAGTGATAAGACTGTTCTGTCTCAAGGCATGGCTGGAAATACAAAAAGGAACCTTCAGGCTTTAGGCTTAAAAGTAGACCTACTAAGCCAATACAAACCGATAACTAAGACAAGATATGTAGATGAGAAGCTTAACTATACTTTTTTAAGAGTAGACGAAGAAAGCTCCATTGACCAATTTAATGATTTAGTAATTACTAATGAAGAAATATCAAACTACGATGCAGTTGTGATAAGCGATTACGGAAAAGGCTTCTTATCAGAAGAAAATGTTAATCGCTTTTGTGCAAATAATACGAACACATTCCTAGATACAAAAAAATGTATAGGTTCTTTTTGCAAAGACGCGGCTTATATTAAAATTAATAGCCCAGAGTTTGAAATTATTAAAAACAGTATTGACACCCAAGGTTGGGTTGGTAAGCTAATTGTAACTCTTGGAGATCGAGGCTGCATGATAATGAAGGAAAAAGGTTTTTGCTATTACCCTACTGACAAGGTAGATGTTTTCGACTTATCTGGAGCAGGAGACTCTTTTCTCGCGGCTTTAGTTGCTAAACAACTTGAGACAAATAATATAGACAAAGCAATAAAGTACGCAAATAAGAAAGCCTCCGAGATAGTTCAACAAAGAGGGGTCAGCGTAGTCAGTAGAGGTTAGTACGAATATATTTCTTGACATAGATCAAGAATTAAACTATAACTTATGAATAGAGAGAGGTCAAATAATATGATAGAGCCAGAGTTTAACAGAACAGAAGAAGTTTTGCCAGATAATACGCCCGTCAGACGGTACACGATAAGACTCAGCGACAAGCAAGTCAAAACTCTTAATAGTATAAGTTCTAGAAACTTTGCGGGAGCGAACCTTTCCGTGCGCTCAGAAGCGCAAGTGTTCTGTAAGATAGTTAATCAGATATGCGAACACTACAGGCAAGATGAAAGCCTAGACAATTATGACTGAAGAAAAGCCAAATAATGACACATTAAATTGGCCATTAAATAGCGAGGTTGTGGATAGAGAATTTGTGAAAGAAAAAAGGCCAAATAAGAAAAATAAAAAGGAAACAAAAAGAGCCAAACAACTAGAGGGGAGTGTAATTTAGTATGAAAAACATGGATCTATTAAACATAGATACGAAATTAAAAACCGCAAATAATTTACTTGACCAAATAATCGAATCAGCGGCCAAAGATGACGAATATCTAAAAGACTACTGGATTGGTAAAGCTCAAGGAGAGAAAGCGATAGGAGAATCTTTTGTCCTTTTTCATCTCAAGGCTTTAAAAAAACTTTTAAATGAATAAAAAAAACGAACATTCTCAAAAAACAGTCAAGGAACAACTCCAAGAGAGTCACAACTTGATTGAGGATAGTATCGCTTTTTGGGAAGAACAAATGAACGTAGTCATTCAGAAGATGGATGAAGCAGAGCAGTATCCAGACTGGCATCCAGAGAAAACAGAAGAAAGATATCACGACCTTAATGTCGAAATGATGTTTCTCCTAAAGCGTTTACAAAATGAGGAAAAAGAAATTGATAACTTGGAAGAAAAAACTAACAGGCTTTTAGCCGACAAGATTTTCAAAAAATTTAAAAGAGTAGATGGCAGCAAAAAAGAAGGGTAAGAAAAAAAAACCCCAAGTCTACTTGGTTCTTTCTCAAAGAGGTAATCGCCTCTTTGGTGCTTTCCCTTATTCCGAGGAAGGTCTTGTAAATGCAGAAAAGTATGTAAGAAAGATCACAAGACAACATAAAGAAAAATTTAGAATCGAACCTTCTTAAAAAAAGTGCTTGACAAACGAAGCAGTATGAGGTATGCTGGAAGAAGGTTATGATTACAAAGGCAAAACAAAAGACGGTCAAGCAATCCGAGGATTTCAAATCTTACTCTTTCGGCATCAAGAAAGAAGGGCTTGCTCATATCTTCAATGTATTACGCAATCAGTTATATTCTGATAAGGTGCTTGCGATTATTCGTGAATACTCCACTAATGGGGTTGATGCCCATACAGAGGTAGGCAAACTTGATAAACCAATTAAGGTTACGCTACCGAATCAACTTTCCCCATACTTCAAAGTACGAGATTATGGCAGAGGTTTGACAGAGGAGCAAATCGGTCATGTTTATGCCATGTACGGTGAAAGCACCAAGCGCGGGACAAACGAACAAATTGGACAACTAGGTCTAGGCAGCAAGAGTGCTTTTGCTTATGGGGATAATTTCGTTATCAACTCATTCGTTAAAGGAGAAAAAACATCCTACAACGCATTTATTGATGACACTCAAATTGGTCAAATCTCCAAGCTAACATCCGAGAAATCGAAAACCGAGGACGGCATTGAGATTGTAATACCCGCAAAAGAAGGAGACTTTGAGGCTTTTAAAGATAAAGCATTATCTTTATTCACTCATTTTGAGGTCAGACCAGAAATTGAAGGGGCAGACCATAACAATTTCTATGGCGAAGAATCCAAATCGCTAATGCACTCAGACGATTGGACTATACGAGAAAAAGGTAACTCAGTTGCAGTTATGGGTAATATAGCCTACCCATTAAGTACGAGTGCTTTAGACTTACAGTATAATTCAAATGAGTATTCACTTCTTGATGATGTATCGTTATGTTTATATTTTGATATAGGAGACTTGGATATTTCGGCAAGCCGAGAGGCATTGCAATATACCGATGAAACCAAGAAGGTTATCACCAGTAGACTAAAGTCTGTTATTAAGGAAATTCCCAAATTAGTTAGCGATGAGATGGCAGACTGTAAAAATCTTTGGGAGGCAAAGATGGTCTACGGCAAACTGTTTAGTCATGGAGGATTAGGTTCTCGATTGAGGAATGTACTTGACAACCAAACTCTTTATTGGAATGGAAAGAAAGTACAAGACAACCATTTTTCATTCCCTAAAAAGAGTGAGGCTATTGTTAGGACTTTTGGCAAACCAGATAGATGGTCAAAGAAAAAGCGCGTTTCAATGGACGAGGCTCAAAATGTATTATGCAGCGACGATCATATTCTTATTATTGATGACCGAAACTTTGTTGATGACGCAAACGGTCTAGCAAATCGCGTCCATCCTCTTGTTAAAGAATATGATTCAAGACCAGAAAGTCAGACGCTTTACAAACGAGCATTTTTATTATCGTTTAAAAATAAACAGGCAGAGAAGGACTTTTATGCCGAAGCAGGGACAAAGAAGTTTCAGAAGCTAAACTCTCTACCTAAAGTAAAGCTATCAGATATTTATGAGAGCAGTAGCAATGGGACTACGGTAGCCAAATCTAGCAAGCATACCACTAAAGAGTTTATTTACGACATAGACAAGGCAAAAGCAGGTAGTAATTGGGATACATTAAAGAGTCAGCATTTTGATGAGGCATCAGTAGACCTTAAATCAATCAAGGATGGAGTATATGTGAAGATCGACAGGTTCCTTATCCAGAACAGAGGAATGGAAACTCATCCTGTTGTCTATGCGAAGAAGGTAACTGACGCTTGCGAACAACTTGGGATATCTGTACCAAAGGTTTACGCTTTTAAGCCGAAAAGGGCATACAGCATAAAAGAATCAAAGAATTGGTCTACTCTTGAAGATTGGGTAATCAACCAAGTCAAGCAGAGATTTGGCAAGGGCTTGCACCGCAAATTAGTTGAGGCAATGTTTATTGATTCCATTGTCCGAGGTAATGATGTTCGCAATAAACCGTATCTCAATGATGTAGATAGGCATTGGGGATGCTTCTCGGAGGAAGTCAGCAAGCATAGTTGGAAAACATTCGGCTTGAATGAAGTCTCTGACCTTCGCAGTTTGCTTGAGTTCTTTGTAGAAAAGAGTCACAAGAAAGACTCGGATGAGTTGAATAAAGTTCGTGATACGCTTGGTTCTTGGATTGAAAAAGCAGAACTTGACACTCAAAGCATTAGGGATAATCTATACAAAGAATGGGCTTGCCTTGCAATTAAATGCAATGATAAGTACCCAATGATTAGACACTTGGACGATACCCACTTTAATTCTTGGAGGCAGCACGACCCTGCTTGGATTCACGACTGTATAAACTATGCAAATGTGATTGATTCAACTTGGGACTTGACAACCAAGTAAGTTTAAGATAGGATAACAAAAGAAGGTTAAAATTATTATGATACCATATATACTGACTGATAACTCCTTGACCGTAGTAGTAAACGGTAAGGCATACACGATGGACAGGACAAACCCTGCTTTCCATCAAGCAACCGAGGCACTCAATAACGAGGACGCTGAGAAACTGGAGCAACTCTTTGATACCAGTAAGGCAGTCCAAGATTATGCTGACGGCAACATCTCCGTAAACGAAGGTGTTGTAAGGTATAAGAACGAAGAAGTGCATGGTCATGTTGTAGGCAGAATCCTCGACTTCATGCGTCAAGGTTTGCCTTACAAGCCACTTGTCAAATTTCTCGACAAGTTGATGAGCAACCCTTCTCGTCGCGCAACTCAGGAACTCTACTCGTTCCTTGAGCATAAAGCAATGCCACTAACCCCTGACGGCAACTTCCTTGCCTATAAGGGAGTCAAGAGCGACTTCACCGATTGGCATAGTAGTTCGTTCGATAACAATGTTGGTCAGACTTTAGAAATGACTCGAAACAATGTTTGTGACGATGCGAACATTGGATGCTCTGATGGTTTCCATGCTGGTAGCCTTGACTATGCTCGCAGTTTTGGTATTGGAGGCAACTTGATGGTTGTTGAGATTGACCCTGCTGATGTTGTTTCGGTTCCAAGTGACTGCAACTGTCAGAAACTACGCACTTGCAAATACAAGGTTGTATCCTTGTTTGAGCGCAAGCTGGAGGAGCCTCTTTGTGATGACTACGGTGATTACGATTACGAGGAAGATGAAGATGAAGATTCTGGTTACGATGCTGGATATGAAGCAGGGTTTAATGCTGCGAAAAAGACTTTGGGAGCGAGTGTTCCCAAAACGGCCAAGAAACTCCTCAAAAGGGATACTCTAGGCCGGTTCAGTAAGTAAGTAATCGTATCCTATATGCGGGGAGGCTTTTGCTTCCCCGCATTTATTTAAAAATTTTAAAATGGCACATTTTGTAAAATTACATACAGCGGGAATGAATCAAGAGATTCTATTCAACCTAGATACAGTAGTAAGCATTGAGCCTATGGGCGACAACTCAACGATAGTTACCCGATGGAGTCATCAGAATGTCAAAGAGAACCTAGATGAAATACAGAGACTATCTAAACATGGGCAAGGCGAAATGGTAGCAAAGTTTAACGATATTGGTTAAGATATTAGATATGACAGCATTACCAAAGGATAAAGTCAACGCACAAAAAGAGTTCCCGCATTATGTCGATTGCACCAGCAAGCGTAGCTTCATTGGCGATATAAATGAACACGCTTTGTTTGCAGATGGATTTGATAATGCGATTATTGGTTACGATGCCAGTAATTATTGTGTTGTTTACGACTACGATAAATGCCTCAAGGTTTTAACAGAGAAGGATAACATGAGTTATCCAGACGCGCATGAGTATATGGAATTTAATGTGGTAAGTGCGTATGTTGGAGACTTTACGCCGACATTTGTTCACTCGCTAACATAACCATGACATACATAGTTGAATTTGAAGTGGACGGTGATTCAGTATCCTATACTGTAAAAGCGGATAATGTTCTTAATGCAGAGAAAGCGGCGAAAGAAAAATTGAAGAAGGACTGTAAGATCAGCAAGGGTCGAGGTTCTTCCGTTTCCTCTTGGAAAGTCAAAGATATAGAATACATACATGAGTAAAAAAGACTCAAAGTTAAATCGCTATACCGATATTGAATGTGAGGTATGCGGAGAGATCATACAAGGCAAGTGGGACTCTCAAGTTTACTTGGGGATGGAGACAGGAGAGTTGGATAAAAGCGGCATACATCGTTGGTTGATTTATGATAAGCATATCAAATGCTCTCCGAGTCGAGCGCAAAGGATCGTGCATTCAAAATATCCAACGGTCATTGATAAAAGACCGCAATTTGATTGGCGACCAGAAGCAGACAACGCTTGGACAGATGAGATGCGTAGCAAGTGGAAGAAGGTTTATACCGAAGCATGGGTAAGGTTGCAGGAGAAGTACAACCCCTATTGGGAGTGTGAGGCGTAATTTTTAAAAATGTTTAAAAAATGAACGAACAAGAATGGTCAATCGAATATAGGAAACAGGGCAACGAAGTTTATGTTGTTAGCTCGAAAGAAGGAATCTTTATTGGAGAAGGATACGAGAAAGAAGAAAGAAAGAGAACCCGTTTCCTAGCAGACATAATTGTTGAAGCCTTGAATAAAGCCGAGAACAAGCGACAAGACGAGAAGAACAGGGAAGGTTGGGTTTGTATCCATTGCGGCAAATCAACTTATGACAACGATACAGAACAACTCTTTTCGGCAATAGAGCATATCGGTTGTGCCTTAAAAGCGGAACAAGAAGCAAAGAAGGCGACAAAAGTTTGAGAGAGAAAAATTGTAGGTATTAAACAAATGAATTTATTTAAAAATTTAAAAAAAGTTATAGCGTGGGCTTCGATCTGCATCTGGATTTCGATTTTCATTATCCTAATCTTGTCAAGCGGCTGTTCGACAACGAAGTGGTATCATCCCGAACATTACGAATGGGAAGCAGATGATTATGATTTTCCGCCCCATGAACGCATTGAAGGAGGCTGGAAGGCGATACACAACTACTATGTCATAGACGCGAACGCCGATGTACCTGACGCTTATTTTGAAACAAAGAGCAAGGCTTTAACCTACCAGAAGGATTTCGCGGGGCATCACGATTATGTTGTTGTAAAGATTGACAAGAAATACAATGTCTACAATATGGCAAAACCAATTAGCTTGACCCCATAAGATAACTCTTGACATTAGATTAAGTATCTTGTATAGTTAGGATAGATATGCTTACTACAAAAGGAAAAGAGTTTTTCGACTCAATCAAGCCAGAGGACGTTTGTCGCTACATGGAATACTGGCAGAGCGTTGCACCAAAGAGCGAGGAAGAACACTATCAGCGTTGGTTGTTTGCTTACATGAGCGTCCATACTTCTTGGAAAAGCAATGTGCGTGGATACCAAGCAATCAAGCGTTTCAAGCAATGGGAAGGAGATAAGAACAAACTCCACTATAAGATTGAGAATGCTAGAGTTGGGTTCCAGAACCAGAGAACACGCTTCATCATGGACTTTAAAGAAAAGTTTTGGGGCAATGTTGATGACTTTCTGAATCGCAGCCAGAGGACTTGGACTGAATGGCGCGACCATCTTGTGAAAAAGATTCTTGGTTTAGGTAACGCAAAGACGAGCTTTGGCTTGGAGATGGCATTTCCAAACGAGGCAGAAGTTACTTGCATGGACACTCATCTGTTTAAGTTCTATGGACTCGACCAAACAAAGGATGCCAAGCAGTACAAAAGCATTGAAGCAGATTGGCTTAATCAATGCGAAGCAAAGCGAGTACCGTCCTATATCGCACGGTGCATCTATTGGGATAAGAATCAAAACAAGCGTAACTCACGCTACTGGTCATACTGTTTAGAGAAATGATACAAGACAATTATACTGGTATAGGACTGAAAGATTGGAATATAATTATTCAAAAGCAGGATCAACCTAGAGAAATTAAGGTTACTATTCATTCTAAAGATATACCAGAAATGAAAGAGGTTGACAATGTGATTCAATACCTTGGAGAAGAAGGTTTTCTTGATTACGAAGATGAACCCATACAAGAAGAAACAAAATTACAAGTAGGATATTTGCCAAAATATAAGTTCAAAGCACTAGAGACAATTATTAAAAAAAATATAACAAATCATGGATAGTCAACAAATAGCAGTAAATACATTAGAAGAAGCAATTGATAACATCGAAACTCTGGACTTATCGTTCCTCTTTGGTGAAGCAAAAAGAGATGCTGAATACTCACTAAATGAAGTTATCATAGACTTGCAACATATCCAAACGATCTTCGATGCAGGGCAAAATTAAAATACTTGAGTCAGACAACGAAGAAGTTGTCAAAAGCAAAAAAGTGTTTGAGGATGCAAATATACATTTCTCTGGACTTAATACGCATAGACTGACGATAAAGGCAAAAACAGAAATCGAATACACTTTTGAAATTGAGTTAGCTACTGTCGAGGCAAACTCACTTCTTTTCGATGGAGAACTATGCAGCCCAAATTACAAAGATACAGAAGAACAAAGCGAAACGAGTTATGTTTCACTTCGATTCACTCCATTTTTAAAAAAGTTTTAAAAATGTTTTGATTAAACATTATTTTTACTATTTCACAGACAGTCTTGTAGCCTACACCAGTTGGCACATGAGTTGGAGAATTTGGAGCGAAGAAATAGGTAAAGATGAAGATGACTATACACTAACAGGAATGCAAATGAACACGCACATGGGTACAATGTATTTAGGAAAAGCAGCAATACATTTAACAGAGAAAGAATACGAGCTTTTTGAAGAAGGTTCTTGACATTTGCCTCAGTATCTGATATCATAAGAACATGGATAACATCACAACACAAGTCTTTTGGGAAAAGAACGGTTTAGTAAAGCGCAACCCAAACATTCACGATGACCAAATCTTTTCGAGATGCCCGACAAAAGATTTTCCGTATGATTCGGTTTCGGTTAGGATAAACAATCAATCGAAAGGCACGGCGACTGTATATTTTAAGGACGCAATTAAAACTCGTACTTATGGTTCTGGAAAGAATAAACAAAGCTACGATTATTGCGATTCCGAGATAAAGGTTACTATGCCACTCAAATCAAATTTTAACGGTGAGGACTATAATTACTCAATGCAGGGTACTATACCTCAGAAATATGACCTAATTACTTTCTCTAGGGTTCTACAATATGTGCGAGATGAACTTGAAGTAATGTCTGGCGCGTCATATAACATCCCTCGTATAACATGAGCTTAAAAGAAAGACATATAGTAGAAAACCGTATGACAGCACAAGATCAAATCGACAAGTGGGTAATGGAAGCGACAAGCTCATACAACGATGGTTGGACGCAAAAACACTACCGCGACCTGTTACAAGAAGTTTACGATAGGCTTAATCAATTAGAATTTATATTAAAAGATAAAAATGGCAAAGAAAGCAACTAGCGGCAAGGTTACATTTGGAACAAAGAGCAAGGGACGCAAAGGAATCCACTCTAAAAACAAACACTCTTGGAATAAAAACAGTAAGAATTATGTCAAATCATATAGAGGACAAGGACGATAAGATGACCATTACGGTTAAGAGAGGTGAAGAAACCATTTCTTTCGAGACTTCTCCTGACCTACATATCTCTGAATTTAGGGACTTGCTGATGCGATTGACAGCAGCAGTTGGCTATCAAGAAAGCAACATTGAGCAGTATTTCCTCCCTAAAGAAGAACGGGATACTCAATTTGCCAACGAAGCAACTGTTCAAAGTTTTCAGAAGGAGGCTTGCTCGACGCAAGACATGGATGTTATCCATAACGATATACTAGCAAAGAATTACAAGAGTTTCACACATAAAGAGACTCCCTCTGTTGACATGGGCGGCAACTATACACGCGACGATACTTTTGTATAAGAAATGGATTTAAAAAAATTAGAAGAAAAGATTAAAGAAGATATTGCTTTCTATTTGCTTGATGCGGATTGGCCTTTCCCAAAGAACATACAAGATCAGTTCTTCAGAATCATAACACAAAATTTTACAAGATTTATCATAGTAAACGAAGAAACAAACGAAGAAGATGAGAGGATAAAATGAGGAAGATAGAAAAAATGTTAACAGTCGCAGTTTTAGCAGTAGTATTTGGTTGTTCGTATTATTCACTCTCGACTTTAAATCAACTCATGTCTCACCTAGATGACATTGAGAGGGTAGCAAGAATGGGAAATGGGTCTACTTTCCATATAGTCAAGAATGAAAATTAAATTACCTATCTATTGGGACTTCAAGAACCAAGAGGAAAGCGAAGTCATTGCAAATGTGCCTAATGAGTCAGTCAAGAAAGTGTTTATGGACTTCTTGATGCAAAAAGATTACCATGAAAGGCGAGAGTGGTTGGTTAAAAATGTACCAGAAATCAACTTGAACATACCAAAAGAACTTTTTTAAAAAAATTTAATTAAATTTATTTATGTCATTAAAAACATTATTGGAATACCAGTTAGCATCGGGAGGTTGGGTAGATATACCATTTGAAACTATCCGAGAATATATCCTTGATGAAGTAAAAGCCAACCAATCGCATACGGCTATTTGCAGAGTGCTTGAAACAATTACGGGATACAGAGTCGATTCAACTGACGACCCAAACATCAAGAGAATTAGCTCAACATGAAACAGATTGTAGCGATACGGGAATCAATCCTCAATGCAGAGGACAAGAAAATGCTCAGTAGAATGACTCAGATTGCTGACATAATGGCAGAGCAACTTGACGAGATTCCAGAACGAACCAAGCGTAGATGGAAACTGGCTCAGAAACGCGCCGAGGCGCGGCTACAAAAAGAGAATGAGTCACGACAGGCCAAGGCTGAGAAAACGCCTCAGAAGGCAAACAAGAAGCAAAGGAGCAAGAAGAAATGAGTTGGTTAGCATCAGCGGAAAGCTACGACAAAAAGAAGGAGCAACAACCTCTTTGGCATCAAATTGATAAATGCGAGTGCGAGAAGATGGACGGCGAAAGACTATGCGATTGGTGCTACTCTTTGGACGAGAATGACCGTCAGGAAATGATGCACTCTAGCCCTTGCGACCTATTTTAAGATGACAGACTATTCCGAGGAAGAACAATACTGGAAACGAGAAAATGGAGAAGTAATCGCAGTCGGAGACATGAACGAGCATCACGCTAAAAACGTGTTACGAAAGATGTTAAAGAAAAGCAGACAAAGAGGGTTAGATGCTCTGGAGATGCGAGACAAAATGAGGCTAATTAGTGGTATGTTAGAGGATATTAGAAGCGAGTTACTATGAAGGAGAAGAAGCAGTTCGCGGCAATGAGTCGCCCAAAGAATAGCAACAGGGAGTGGAACTATATGTACTTTTGGGCGGCAAGCCAGAAGGAAGCAGAGGTTACATTTAAGGATTTAAAACCCTCCACAAGCCCATATATGGACTATAAATTAGAAAGGATACAAAAAAAGAAATGACTTGACTTTTGCTGCACTTTTTGATATACTAATATACTGATACACAACGATTTACGACTTACTGATATATGAACCCTTTACTTTCTCACATATTACATACGGAACACAATTTGATTATATTTTTACTCTGTTTTATTATAGTAGGCTTTTATGTCTGCACCCATTACGAACATTGAACAAAGGATAGAATGGATATTAAGAACAATACATATAAAGATTTATATTTAAATTTATTTAAGTTTATTTAAATTAGATTGGTTGTATCGCAAAGATATAATTGGAAATATAGCCGCCGATTTAAAAAAATTTAAAAATTTAATTTAATACTTTTTACTCTTTATCTATTATGCTATTCAATACTACTCAACATATAAACAAACATATTAACTTATTTTTATTTATATTATTATTTTATTATTTTGGCGCGGGGTAGCCAAGTGGTAAGGCGGGAGTCTGCAAAACTCTTACTCGTCGGTTCGATTCCGACCCTCGCGTCCATATTTGTGAATGAATCGCGGCGAAATACTTAGTCATATTTGTGAATGAATTGGCCCGAAATATTATCATGTAAATATAGCAGCTAACTAACAAAACAACATACAATTTTTAATTAAATTTATTTAAATTTTTTAATTTATTTTTATAGGCCGGTAGCTCAATGGTAGAGCAGTAGCCTTTTAAGCTATTGGTTGAGGGTTCGATCCCCTCCCGACCTACCATATTTGTGAATGGTTTTTTCCGTAATATTATAAGTGAACGAGCTAATGCCAAATATTATAGCCGCCGCCTATAACGTGACACTTTTAAAAGAAATCTAATAGCATCATTCTTTTATTAAAAAATTTTAAAATAAATTAAAATAAATCAAGTAATCTCAAACATAGTCAAATCAATCATTCTTTTAATTAAATTTATTAATTCATTTTAATTCTTTTTTATGTTGACAAGTAGTTCAGCTTGTGCTATTATATATATATGTCAACGATGACCAGAAAGAAAGGATCGGGCCGAACTAAAGGCGCGACAAGCCTCATCGAAGTCAACCTACGAGAGCTTAACCGTGTCTTGCGCGAGGACGCTATCGTTATGGTTGGAAGGAAGTACGCCGAGCAACTCGGACTTCAGACAGGCAATCGTATCATATCTAATTATGCGAATGTGTCTGCCGCCGCGCCAGTTGAGGTCAAAGAGACTGCCCTTGAGGAAGAATCTCAGGTCGCAGTAAAAAGCATTGACTTTTAATCAAGTAACTGTTAAGATAGACTAATGGATACGACTACATTCCCCGACATAATCGGGCAAGAAAGCGCGAAGCGTGTACTGGATTTCCATATTGGAGGATTCAAAGCTACTTCAGTAATGCCTCACCTCATGTTTGTCGCGCCCAAGGGTTGCGGCAAAACGACGATGGCAAAGGCAGTTGCTCGTACACTCAAGGGTATTGACGATGCCAAACGGTACTTTGAGATTAACTGTTCTACGATTAAGAATGTAAAGCAGTTCTTTAATCAGTTGGTTATTCCATTGATGCAGGACAGGGACGCTACCATCCTCTTTGATGAGGCAAGTGAGATTCCCAAGGATGTTTCGATGGCCATGCTGACCATCCTTAATCCAAACTCCGAGAATCGTACTTCGTTCTCCTTTGAGGACTATACGGTAGATTTTGATTTCAGTCGGCTATCGTTCATGTTCGCCACAACTGAAACTCAATCCGTATTTCATGCCTTGATGGACAGATTAGAGCGTGTTGATCTTGAGGAATACTCTATTGAGGAGATGGGACAGATAGTTGCCTTGAATCTCGACATAGACATTGATCCAAAAACATTACAGGATATCGCCTCTGTCTTGCGCGGCAATGCGAGAGCAGCACAAAAAATGGCTCATAAAATTGAGTCTTATTGCAGTCAGAAAAAAGTTAAAAGATTTGATTCAACTCATTGGAAAGAATTGAGCAGAATCTTAAACATATTTGCACTTGGCTTAAATGTTACTGAAATCCAGTTGCTAAACATATTGAAAGATCACAAAGATTGTAGTCTTACTAATTTGTCTGCAAAAACTGGTATCAGCAAAGCAGCAATTCAAAGAGATTTTGAAATCTACTTGCAGAAGCATTCTTTAATGGAGATAACAACTGCTGGAAGAAACATAACAGCAAAAGGTTTGGATTATTTAAAACTAATTGCTTGACTTTGAGTTCAGGTACTGGTATAATTAAGAAGTAGTCAGGGAAAGGCCCAGACAAAAAAACAGACGAATAAATTATGGGTATGCGCAATCATACATATAGGTTGGAGGTTCAACGCCAGACTGGCGGAGGCCTGAAAGTCGTGACCGCTGAACAGTTGGTCAAAATCAATCAACACTCTCATGCATATGAGACAGTTGATAAGGCGGCGTTTGCCGCTACCATGAACGGCCCCAAGGCCGCTCGACGCACGGTTCCGCGAAAACGGAGCTAGGCGTTAGGAGACTTCGGCATGGTGCTGCGCGAGATGCGCGGACGGGGTTTGTAGGTTACCCTAGTGAAACACCGGAGTTCTCCCCCATTTCCCCCCCTGAGTAGTAGTTGATAGTTCATTCGTACCCCCGCTTCGGCGGGGGTATTTTTTTGTCCACTTTCCCCATTTTTTCCAAATAAGGCAAATAAAGGGCTATCTTATTATACTATAATCTTTTAGGATCCTTAAGTCACTGACAGTCAACGAGTTACGGCGCGCCCCTCCCCCCCGCGCGTAACCTCTTGAGTACCAAAGACTTACGCCTCCCGTAAAACGAGAGGCGTGTCAAGCTTTTATTTAAAGGGAGGCAGGGGAGTAGTAACCGTGATAGTGCCCATCAAAGTCTCCCCCACCTCCCACGTGCCGCTAAGAGGTCACTAAGACATCGTCAGATTTGGTGACGGGCTTGCGAGTGAGCTTCGCAAAGAACGCCTTGTCCTTCGCTGCCTTCGTCAGCTTCTTGAGGATGGTCTCATTGACCTTGCTTGCGTATTCGTACCGGTCGTTTTGCACGGCAGTACGATTCTTACCACTTGTCAGGTGCTGGGTTGCAGCATTATACAAGTTGTAGAGGTTCCGAGCCTCGTCCTCTTTGTAAGTGGGATTTATCCATATCTTGGAAATCTCCTCACGCAGAGAGTTGCTCAGTACCTTAGAATCACGTAGATTCTTGAGGATGAAATCCCCGATGGTGTTGTCGATCTTGGTCTCAGCTAAGAGACCGTAGTCTTCACCGATTGTATCGAATGCTGTTAGAGCAGAGTCGATAGCCCTAGACACTCCGCTCAGGTCGAGCTTGCTGGAGTGTTTCTGGTTGAAGGTGTACGTCGAGCGTAAAGCCTTCATGCCGTTGGTGCATACCTCGCGCAACGCTGCCAAGTCCAAGCCTGCGAAACAGGATCGGTCGTAGGAGTTGCGCCCTGTAATACGCATACCGACGGTATCGCCTACACCGGGAACAGCGATGTTCTTTCCGGGCAGGTCGTACGTTGCGTACATGGTAGCACCATCACGCGCCACCCTGACTTCCTTGTTATAGTCTAAACCTTTGTCGGTTAAGACTGACTCGATAGAGTCAACCAAGGTTGAGTTTAGCAACAAGCCATACTTGTCACTCGTTACACCTAGCACTTGGCCGGTGTCTGTCCTGCGCGTTCCCCAAAAGCCAGCATCGCTGCCGTCTTGGGTTTGCAGTTGCTCCATAACTACAGGGAAGTCGTAGTTGCCGCTTGTTGGTCTTGTTGTTCTTGCCATAACGTCTTTTTATATATTAACAGTTACTGTATTGAAAGTCAAGATAATAATTCTTTTATTCGGTTAGCATTTAAAATTCCATCAAGCTCATGCTCAATTTCTTTAGCCAGCTTAACTTCTGATGGTTCATACAATTCGTGCCACTTGATAATGGCCATGCATTTACCTTTTAGGCCAGCCACCTTGCAGCGTAAGGATAGGATTTTGTCTTGCGCTTCGTGTAGTTTCTTTAGGTTTTCTAACTCGCTCATGTCTTAATTATAACAGTAACTTTATTGAAAGTCAAGCTTTTAAATTTAAATAGTTGGTGTCGATTAACGTCTGCAGCGGCTAACCGAAGGTGAGCTATTCCCGCACCAACTTTAATAAGTATAGCACATTCTGACGCTCAAGTCAAGCCTTAATAGTGATGTCTTAAGTCGTTGAGCATCAAGGACTTACGCGCGGGGGGGAGGCCGCGGCCGTAACTCTCTGATTACCAAGGACTTACAAGACAAAAAAAAGGGCGAGGGGGGCGAAACAAAACCCCCCTCGCATTCCGGGCACGTGTGGCTGTTTCATGAGGCACCTGAACCGTCCACCTGTATCAGGATCTCCCTGATCACCATGGCCACTGAGCCCGGATGGGTTCAGAAAAGCGTCACGCCTTTACGGCGTCCCAGTCGCTTAAGTCTTCAGCCGAAATCGAAAGCTCTTCGTGAATGTTGAGTTCCGGCGTACGCATTTTGTGCGTGTACAGTTCTTGCGTGTACGGAATGGAGTCGATGAATTCCTTTGCCCAATCGACCGCCAAGAAGTCTGCTCCGCCCTTCTTGCCCTTAAAGACTTCGCCGCCGAGGTCTTGGATGCAGCGCGTGCGGTAGATGTCGAGAACAGCTTTGCTGAAGCGTTTCTCGTCTGTCCAGAATACAGCCAGCTTGTCCGTGCGCCAGTCAAGCTCGCCGTTCGTAGCCATCCAGTTGTAGAAGGCGTAGTAACGTCTCGTCATCTCCTCTTGGTCGCTGCCCTCCATGCCGATGATCAGGCTGTCCTCGTCGATAACCTGCCGATAGTAGTTTATTTTTTCGCTAAACATTTGTTTTTTAGTTTTTCAATTGCTGCTTTTCCCCAGCAGCGATAAGAGTATTATTGCATATTTTAGAGCTAAAGTCAAGTCTTTTTTTATCTTTTTATATAGTCGTTTAGCCAGAACACAACAAAAATTGATAGAACGAAAAGTATGATACCCATTTCTTTATAATATAGGAAACTTGACGGGCTGTCAATGTTTTTTGTAGTCAATGTTTTCGACTGTTTCATCCCAACAGGCTCGACAGTCTTTGCAGCTATTGTCTTGCTTTGGTGCTGGGCAGGTAAAACTTTCGTCAGTTTTCGCTCCGCTCGTGGTCAAGCCTAAACGACTTGCCAAGGCGGTTGGCGGTGCGCCGTCCATCATAATTGCAGACAATCGAATGATAAGATTGTCAGGCTTACGGCCTAGTTTCATCCATTCGCTGACAAAGGAGTATTCCCTAGTCGGCAGCCAAAATTTAATGTGAGGCAACCGCCTTGCAACCTCTGCAATCTTTTCGAGATGCCAAACGCCCTGAACGTCACCAGCATCATGCCAACGAAAAAAGCCAGTCTTTTCCCTTTTCCCGATCATAAAAACCATCATGTCCACCCAATCAATTTGGTCTAATGATTTAAGCCGTTTCTTTTGCGCGGCCTTTACGTTAGGAAAAACATAACGTCCTTTGCGAGCGTAGCAAAAAGAACAAATCGAATTGATAACCTCGACCAACTTCGAACCCCTGATACAGTCCTCTGCTGGTGTGCTGTAACTAAAGCCGGGCATCTTCGACGGCACGGAAAGTGAACCAACGCGCCCCTCTGCAAGTTTGATAGTAAGTCTCATAACGCGAAAGAGTATAGCAGATTAAGCCTCACTTGTCAAGCCCATAATTTAGCCCAACCCTCAGGGCTGTATCCGCTGGCTACGAACTCCCTATCATCCGCACTTAAAGACTTAAGCGCAACCTGTAGCAGCTCGCCCTGATTCAAGTCCCAAAGCTCATGCCCTAATATTGTCACACTATAGGGCTTGCCGGTTCCCCGACACGGGCCGGTGAATGTATAGGTTCCCTCTGTGTGGTTCTGCTCGTAAGTGCAGTTTGTATGTATATAACGTCCCATAACGCGAAACAGTATACCAGATTAAAGGCTACTTGTCAAGCCCTTTTTTTCTATCATATGACCCTTTTCCCCTTTTAGGTTTGTGTACGCGCTCGCCTGTGTTCCACTTGACGCGCTTTCGAATAATAGGTTTCCTTTTCTCACTCACTTTATTAATAGTAACACAAATTTTGCGACATGTCAAGTATTTTTTTTATGTTATAAGTCGTTGAGCATCAAGGACTTACGCGCGGGGGGGAGGCCGCGGCCGTAACTCTCTGATTACCAAGGACTTAGGACAAGAGAAAACCCCCCACCAAGGAAAACCAAAAACCTCGGCAGGGGGGTCACGTTATGAGTGAAAAGTATTTAGGAAACCTGTTACATTTTTTGAAGTGCTACTTCTAACTAGGTGCTAACGTAGGTAGTATTTAGGTTTCCTAAGTTTCGAGTTGCTGCCGCACCACCAACAGTAAAACGGGCGTGTGAAATCTGGCTGGATTCTAGCACACAGGGGTATTTAACTCCGTCAACTCTAAATCGTTCTGACTGTCACGCTGCGTTTAAAGCGTAGCGTCAGATTGGGTAGCTAGATCGCTACCGTGCTGTTAATTCTATCCCAGCGGAATCGCTTCCACAATCCAGAATCGGCATCTTTTGCAGCCATGCCAGCGGAATTGTCGTTCTCGCTTCGGTTTGCGAACTGTTCATCCATTTCTACGCGGTAGAAAAAGGATTTGCTGCTGTCGTTTTCCTGTCCTTCATGGACAGCCGGTGTATAGTTTATTAGGAACTTCTTCATAACTTTGTTTTTTATTTGTTTTTTATTCTTCTTATTTCTCACTTCCAATAAATTAAGTATACCACAAACTGCACTACAAGTCAAGCCTTTTTAACAAATATTTCTTTGTTTTTGATAAAAACCTTCTCATAAATACCACGCATCTCATTACCCTTAAGATCAACAAAAAAGTCATTCTTATAAGGGTTGTACTTGACAAGCTCAAACTCCTCGACAGTACCATTGCCAAAGCTTTGCTTGCTGGCCAAGTCACCAGCGACGTAAGCGTGAACGTTTTTACGTTTGGTCTTCCGTACCTTGGCTAGTCCTGCTGGCTGAACATGGAACTTCACGTTTTCCAGCGCGACAATATCAGCGTGTTTAATGACTTTGCCTCTATTACGAACCGAGAGGCGTTTCTTATGTAGATTGTAGTAAACCTGTACTCTCATAACTTTTATTAGTATAACACGAACTTAAGCACTTGTCAAGCACTCATGCCAATATTCATTGATCTCTTTTCGGAGTTCGTACTCGTCGAGTCGATTGCTCCAGCACTCACGCATGAAGTCATCAAAGCCGGGGTCTTTCGTCAACGAGGCAACGATACCTGAGTATCTTTCGTGTTCAGACTCTATGTTATAGAGTTTAATCATGAGGTCATCACAAAACTCTTCCCAGCTAGTATTTAATATCGATATAATAGATCTTCTTTCCCTAACAACCATAAGCATATCATAGCATAAAATACGAAATATGTCAAGACTAAATACGACAAATATAGATTTTTTTTTCGTTTATAGATTTTTTTTCGTTTGCGTAAGTTACTGACTGTCAAGGAGTTACGGGTGGGGGTGGGGCCGCGAGCCTAAGTCATTGGTAATCAACGACTTAGGAGATCACTAATTGACCCGAACCCACGATTAAAAGCCACGCGCTCGGTGCGCGCCTTCCTGACCCGCTGACGCTCCACCTTGGCGGCGGTAGCGTTAGCCCGTTCCCGTTTCCAATTCTCAACATTTTTGAGAATGGTCTCATTAGTATTTTGAGGCATAAATTTAAAAGAGCGTCACGCTGCGTTTAAAGCGTAGCACTCAAAACGACGGCTCAAAAGCCATCGTTGTAATCGTCGTAGCAACCGTAGTCCTCGTCGGTTCCCCAACCCGCGCTGGCCAACGCATCTGCGTCAGCTTCGGCGTCGGAGTTGAAGCCGTCCCAAGGCTCGTCTGCCTCGGAGTCGCCAGACTCCTCAAATGACCAGACCGTTTCTGTCTCGCCATCACGTTCGCGCATTACGTCGGCGTTGATGCCGTTGGCGAACTCAATCGCGTCCTCAAGCCCGTCATGGCTCACGTCGAACATACGGAACAAACCGTCCTCATCCTTAACGTAGTAGTGGTTATTCATGTTATTATTTCTCTCACTCACTGGTAAAATGGTATCACACTTTAGGGACAAAGTCAAGCCCTTTTTCAACTTTTTTTTCACTTTTTTTTCGCGGAACAAACGCCTTGCTGACTGGCTCCTCGCGTGGGATAAATGGGTGCTTTTTCTTTGCGACTTCTGCGAGAGCGTGTGGCGACCACCGCGCTCCGTAAACCTTGGACATTGTTTTTTCGTTGTTCATTCTCTCACTCACTGGGAATATGATAGCACACTTTGCCGAGGATGTCAACACCTTTTTTCACTTTTTTTTCATGTCGTAAGTCGTTGACTATCAGTGACTTGCGCGGCGCAAGGGGGTGGCTACCCTAAGTTCCTGATACTCAGAGGCTTAGCAATAGTAAAATCTTATTTCTTACCGAAACAAGTGGGGCAAGACTCAAAAAATTTACACCAACAAACCTCTTCGGCGTCCTGCGCGAAAACAGCCTCGTCCTGCCATTCATCACACACCGCATCAAACTCTGCCCGCGCTTGCGGATCAGCCTCGAAAACCTCCTCACAACTAATCATATCTCTCATAACAGAAAACAGTATAACACAAACGACGAGAATGTCAACACTTTTTTTACTTTTTTTTTCATAGCGTAAGTTGTTTACCATCAAGGAGTTACACGCGGCATAGGGGCCGCGGCCCTAACTTGTTCTGGATCAGTTACTTACAACTCATCAGAAAAGATCGAAGTTGAACGGGACGAGAAGAGCTTTATCGAACCAAGTTTGTGGGACGACTTTACACTCTACATCTTCAAGCCATGCGTTCGTGTGGCGCGATGTCGTTTGGCTGAATTTGTCTTCGCAACGGTAGTATGTCGTGCCAATCTTGGCAGCAACAGGCGTTCCGTAAGAGAAGAAAAAAACAGCGTGTTTTGCTCTGTCCGATAGTCTATCATTGAAGTGGACTTCGGTTTGGTTTGTTGCTATTAGTTTTAGTCTCATTAGATAAAGTATAACAGTTTATTGTTTAAAAGTCAAGCGTTTTTTAGGTTTCGTGACAGTCGCACTCTTCGCAAATGACGCCCCAGTCGTATGGGTTGCCCCATTCTCGGACTTCGTTTTCTTTGCTGTCTTCTGCTTCGCATAGATCGCAAGTCAGCACCTTACCCGTGAAGCGGTCAAGTGTTTGCCCTGCTTCGTTTGTTTTGTATATCTTCTTTTCCATTTTAGTAATTATCTTTGTGAAATCTACCCTTGGGCGATCTATCCTCAAAGCACTTGGTTATCTCAACGACTTGGAGAATGTCTCCGTATTTTGTCGTGTTGTTAACTTTTTGTTCAAGGAACTGGTCAGTCATCTCCTGCTTGGTTGTACCAAGCGGGAAAGTGTTACCCATAATTGAATCACAGGTGGCAAGGTAATGATTGCCCGTGTAGTTAGGGTTTCGCTTCACCTTAAAGGTGGCATTCAGGAAGTTTATGTATTCTTTATTATCTCTCATAACGCAATTAGTATAGCAGATTTTCGGTAAAAGTCAAGCTTTATTTCACTTTTTTATTCGCATTCGTGGCATTGGAACCAATCGGTGTCAGTCCATTCATTGGCCTCTTCGCGGCTAATGCGAAGCTCTTCGCCGCATCCGCAGCAGGACACCAGCACCTTGTCGGTGGTCACTTGGCCATTGTCGATTGGGTGAACTATTTCGTTAGTATTCATATTCATTGTATTTCTCTCACTCACTGGATATAGCTTACCAGAAAAATCGGTAAAAGTCAAGCACTATTTTCACTTTTTTTTACTTTTTTTTATTACTGTAAGTTACTGATAATCAAGGACTTACGAGCGCCGGAAGGGCCGCGGCCGTAACTTATTGATTACCAAGCAATTACAACTCTAAAGAAACACTTTTCTGGCGGCAACTCTTTCCAAGTCCAGTAAGGCGAAGTCATCGACATTTTGTAAGTTCCGAGATGGACTAAATCTTTCCATTTTCTTAAATCTTCAGAATATTGCAATTTATACATTATAAATGGTTCAAGATTCGTTAATTCAAAATAGATACCGCTTTCTAAACCATAAGCATTACCATTTGGCAAAACCTTTTGTTGAACAGGAACAATCTTTAAAGTCGGGTTAGCATTTAAGCTAACAGAGAATAAGAATAGAAAAAGGATAATTTTTTTCATTTAGAGTTTATAGAATGCGTGTTGACCAATCACCTTAACGGGCTTCTGTCCCTTGGCCCAGTAAGGCTTCTTTTTCATCCATGTGGCATGGTAGTGGTTAGCATAGCCAACATAGTCACGGCTCAACAGCTTAACACTCTTGGCCAAGCGTAGTGCGTACTTGGCTTGCGGTGTCTTGAGTAGATGCTCAAGGCTCTTGATGCTCTTGCCATTCCAGCAACTGAATTGCCATTTGGCACGGCATACCTGCTCTGGTGTCTGGTGTCGCTCCATTGCTCGCTGTGCTATAACAGCAGCCACGGCATACATGCCCTTGTTGCCTTCGCCTCTAGCTTCTGCCAGTATGGTGATGGCTACTACCTTATGCTCTTGCGTATGCTCTTGCCCTGCTACCTTGCATATGGTAGCCATGCCCCATAGTACAGCAAGCACGATGAGTAGCTTCTCTACTGTATAGTTTTGATGTCCGTATTTCATTAGGTTTGGTTTCTTGTATTTCATTTGACTTAACTCCAATTCCATTCTGGTGCGTTTCCTTTGTATGGCTTACTCAAGCGGATTGCTTCGAGTGCCTCATTAACCAGACGCTTATGGTTGCGTGCTTGTGTTTGTGCTGCCTCAAGACGCTTGAGCGCGTCAGGCTTGGGCTTACTTATCATCTTTCTGGCCATTTGGTATGCTGTCATTCTCTCACTCACTTGTTATATGGTATCAGATTTTAGGCTAAAAGTCAAGCTTTATTTTCATCTTTTTTACCCTTGGTAACGGTAGCTTCCCAGTAGATCACCGCCCCAACCGGAGGCGATCTCTTGGCCGTCTCTTTCCAGCACCCATGGCCACATGTTGCCGTCAGCCTCTTGGGCTAGTTCGAGGGCTGCGTCCATTGCTGAATGGTCTTTGCCTTCTTCGCCTGTGAACTTCTTGCTGCTCACGCGGTTGGTATCTTCGTTCTTCCAACTTAATTCGTATAACATCTTATCTCTCATAACTGGATATAGTATAGCACAATCCCCGCAAAAGTCAAGCGTTATTTTCATTTTTTTAAAAAAAGTTTTAGTGTCGTAAGTCATTGAGTATCAGAGACTTACAGCGGCGGGCAGGGTGAGCCTCGCTAACTCTTTGAGGCTTAGTGGTTTACGTTAGTCTTCGCAAAGACCTTCGTAGCCGAACCACCCACAGTCCTCCTCCACCGGCGAGGCGAAGTCGTGCTGCTGCATCTCTCGTGGGTCGATGCGATACCCGTCGTGCGAACCCTCAACGGGCGTGACGACCTGTTTGTCATCCTGCGCGTTGAGCCAATCGATGTGTTGGTTCTTCATTCTATCCCTCATAACTGGTAAAATGATAGCACAGGTTGAGACATATGTCAACAATAAAGTGGGGGTATTTATGAAAAAAAACACGACACAATAGTCTTGACACGACGGGGGTGGCCCTTTTTTCAGTCTCCCCGAGCCTTCTAAGGGTTTCTAATTTACAACTTCGAAAAAATCCGCGGCTATATATAGAAAAAAAGCGCTTCTGATATATAAAATGTGTAAAAGTTGATATGACGCCTTTTGTAGACCCGGAGATAGTCAAAGATGCCGAAGAAAAAGATCTAGAACGGGTTATAATAAAAGGGGAGAGAGTGCTTGAAGTTTGCACCAATCCAAAATGCTTCGAAGACACATGTAAAGGTGAATGTGAATACAGTGAAGACGAGTAATACAAGTGCAGAAAGGATAAATAATGCCAATACCAAACCCCAAAGGAGAAGAGAAGAGTGAATTCTTGAATAAATGTATGGGAGACGACGTAATGACTACAGAGTTCGCTGACTCTAAACAAAGATACGCGGTCTGCCAATCCAAATGGAAAAAATCAAAAAGCGCCGAGTATACCCCAGAAGATAAAGATTCCCAAGTAGTTATCTACTAATGGACATCAAGACAATAGATAATAAGGGACTTAAGGAATTAGTGTCCCTACGCTTCCCCAATAATCAGAAAGATCCAACTACAGACAGAGACTACGCGTATCTAGACTTAGATTGGGTGGAAAACGAAGCCTACCAAGGCTACAAACACTGGTTGTCTTTGTTCAACTTTGGTAGAGGCATACATAACTCTGACTGGAAGCCCAACTTTGACTGCGAGGACTTAGCCAACTCATTTAAAATATATTTAAAGCTGCTGCACGCGGAAGCCAACCCTTATACTTTCTCTGAGCGCAGAAAAGGTAAGGAGAACCTCGTAAATACAGAATCAGCTTTAGTGGGGACAATCTTCTATAGAAACTCAACAATGAGCGCTCACTCAATAAACGTTTTCTTTGACGACGAAGAAGACTCGCCCAAATTCTTTGAGCCGATGTACGGCAAGTTTATAAACCTTAACCAAAACGAACAGGACAGCATATGGTACGTAGAATTTTGACAAAATTATTTGGAATCAAAGCCCTTGAGGACTATAAACAAAAGGTTGTATTAAAACCCAAGTACCTTAAAGTAAAGGACTCTCAAAAGTGACCGAGGCACAACGAAATAATGAGGTCGTCTGTAGGACGAACAGCCTCATAACTATGCTAACCTGCTTCAATAACCAAATCATAAGAAAACCCGAAGAAGTACAAGAAACTTTGGAAAAAATTCAAGCTGAGACTCAAAACTATAAAGACAGGATCGCTAAATGTTCCGATCTTATAAATTAAGAAATTATGACAGTAGAAGAAGCAAAAGAGTTAGAGATAAAAATAGCAAATGACATTTTAAATAATGCTCAACTCTCAGCAATAATCCAGCTAGTATCGGAAGAAGCTAAAACTAGGGCAAAAAAGGTCGTTTCCGACGCAACTCCAGAACAGCTCATCGAGATGAAGAATAAATTCGAAGAGTTAGAGAAAGAAATGGCAGAAGCAGAAGCTGGAACCATCAAAGAATTCTAAAAATGTGTCCTCTTTGTGAGTTAAAAATAATTCTTAACGTTTACGACGACTCTGATCCTAGATGGATCATCATGGACTGCATGACCTGTATTCTTCCTATGGCGGTTTGGAGAGGGGAGCCTTTACATACCATGGACATCTCCAAAAAAGACACAGAAGATATGGAGAACGCCCTTAGGAAAGTCGGAGAGGAAAAATTTGGGAAAGAAAAATTCTTTATAGATAAGGTTCAAAGAGAAATTCCTGATCACCTACATTGGCACGCGCGGCCTCTATGAATATAGTTTGTTTTAAAGTGGGGGATCTGTATAGCGCAGAACACGTTAATAAGCTATACAATATGGTAAAAAGAAATACCACTTACGACTTTAACTTCATCTGCTTCACCGAACAACCTAAAGATATAGAAAAACACATTGACGTAAGGCCTTTACCATGCGAAGGGCTATATCATTGGTGGAATCGAATGGCGCTTTTTAAAAAGGGAGTTCTAAGCGGGCCTTGTATAAATATTGATTTAGATGTGGTGATACACAACAACATAGACGAGGTTTTTGAGCTAGACGATAGTTTTTACATGGTTCCAAGAAACTGGATCGGAGGAGGGGTTCATATTGGCTGTTCGGGTTATAATGATTGTGTCGTGAAATTCAACGCAGACAAACATAACTTTATGTGGGACATGTACCAAGAAGCCGGAGACACTGCATTATTTGGTACTCAAGTTGACAATGCTATGACTTTAATATTAAAACTCGGGAAGTACGAGCATAAACTTTTTCCTCAAGAGTGGTTTTGGAGATTTTGGAATAAAGAACATAAAAACGAAAAATCTAAGTTTTGTCATTTTTCAGCAAACAATGACCATAAACAACATACGATAGATGATGAGTTCGTAAAGGAGCACTGGGTATGACTAAAAAAGTTGCTTTATGTTTCTCTGGTTTGCCTAACTCAATAAACAAGAACAAAGGCTACTGGCTGGAACTTATTGATAAGTACGACGTAGATGTATACGCAAGCCTCTGGAGTGACGAAGAGGGCTTATCTCAAGAAGGAGATACTGTAAGTAATTTTATAAACGTATACAATCCTATAAAAATAGAGGTAGAAAAGCACGAAGACTTTCAAAATAATACATATAGATTTTTAGCGGAAGAGTTCGTCTCATCTGACTGCTTTTCGCAGATAAGCACTTACAAGGGTAGCGCTATTAGCTTAGATCAACCTCGTATTTCACATGAAACTGGCAGAATTTACGCTATGTTGTATAAGATATGGAAGACAAATATTTTAAAAGACTCTATTGGTAGAAAATATGACATTGTGATTAAAGCTGAGACCTGTTCGTCTTACCCTGATTTAAATCTCTTTACAGAAGACTTTGGGCATAAGTCGGAAAACTGTATAAGTCTGCCATACTACCACCATCGGTACAAATATAACGACTTGAGTAAAACTGCCTTAAACCATTGGGTCGCTTTCGGGCCGCCTTCTTTAATGAATTATTATTGTTCTGCATTTACTTACTTAAGGAA